GATGGTCTGGGGGTTCCTGGCGGGGTCGGGGGCACTGCGATGAAACACCGAACCACGGCGGAAGCCAATCGGCTACTCATCGACGGGCAGATCGCACTGTCCCAGGTCGAAGCCTGGGGCGTTCGGGTCGATAAGTCCTACCTCGACGGTGCGATCAAACAGGTGTCTGCCAGAGTCAGGGTGATGGAAGAGGAACTGAAGGCCCACCCCGACGGCGTGTACAAGACCTGGCGGCGGCGGTTCGGGGACAGGACCAAGCTGGGCAGCCGCGACCAATTGGCCGACGTGTTGTTCGGCACGAAGGACAAGGCGGGGAAGGTCGTCGGCGGCATGGGGTTCAATCCCCGGTCCTACACGGCCGGGGGCACGGGCAAGGAGGCCAGGGCGTCGGCGGCGAAGGCGTCCCTGGAGGACGTCCCCCTGGACTTCGTCAAGACCTGGCTGAAGGCGGAAGAACTCAAGAAGGCGTTAAGCACCTACCTGATGGGACTGCTGCGGGAGTGCGTGGAAACGCCCGACGGCTGGTTCGTCCACCCGTCCTACAACCTGAACACCGTATCGTCGTTCCGATCTTCGTGCAACTTAATCAACTATCAAAACCAACCCGTCAGGATGCCGGACATCGCCGAGATCATCCGCCGCTGTTTCATCGCCCCGGACGGCTGGCACTTCGGGGAGATCGACTACGCACAGATCGAAGTACGGATCGCCGCCTGCTACACGAAAGACCCCAACCTGATCGCCTACATCAAAGACAAGTCGAAGGACATGCACCGCGACGAGGCGTGCGGGATGTTCTTTCTGAAGCCCGAACAGGTGACGAAGGACGCCCGGCACACGGCGAAGAACAGGTGGACATTCCCCCAACTCTATGGTTCCGTTTATTTCCAATGCGCCCGGGAAATCTGGGAGGCGCTGGGGCGGCAGAACATCCGGGTCAAGGACGGCCCGCCGCTGTACGAACACCTGGCGAATAACGGGATCACGGAACTGGGCGACTGTTCCCCGAACGCCGACAACGGTGACCACACGTTCGTCGCCCACCTGAAGAAGCGTGAGGAATATATGTGGAACAAACGCTTCCCCGTGTACACGCAGTGGAAGCGGGACTGGTTCGACCGGTACGTCAAGGATGGCGGCTTTTCGTCCTACGTCGGGTTCGCCTGGAACGGCCCAATGACCCGTAACGAGGTGTTGAACTACGGCATCCAGTGTGACAGCTTCCAGTGCAACCTGTGGTCGCTGATCGAACTGGTCAAGGCGCTGCGGCGGTACAAGATGAAGACCCGGATCGTGGGTGAAATCCATGACTCTTTACAATTTAATAGTCCGCCGGACGAACTGAACAGCTTCCTGGACCTGGCCCACGGGGTCATGGTGGACCGGCTGATGAAGCACTGGGACTGGATTATTGTCCCGTTAGAGACGGAATCGGAGGTGTGTCCGATCGGGGAAAGCTGGTTTTCCAAAAGGGAGTGGGTTCGGTATCCCAACAACACCTGGGGGGTGAAAGCCTGATGCCCGACGAAACTAATATTCTCCGGTGTATCATCCCGGAGCGGGACTTCGAGGACATGTCCGACGCGGTGATCTCCGCCGTCGCCGACAGCGTCCCGGAAGGCGTGTACGGCATCATCGTCCTGTCCAACAACGACGGCCGGGTGTGCGTGCGGACCAACTTCCCGCACCAGCCCAGCAACATCGAAGCGGCGGTCTACATGCTGCGCGAGGCCGCCGACAACATGGAGAAGGCTTATGGCGTCGGAAAACGACCAACCCAGGGTGCTGATCGGGGGGACACGGACCTTCGCGGACAGGGCGTTCCTGTTCAGGACGATGGACCGGCTGACCCGCCGGCTGGCTAAGCCCGTGGTCCTGACCGGGGCCGGCTACTACTGGCTGACGATCGACGGCAAGGCGCAGAAGGTCGGGGCCGACCTGTTCGGCGAAGAGTGGGCGTGTTCCCACTACTACCCGCTGCTGCGGTTCCACCCAGACTTCGACAGCCACAAGGCCCCGGAAGTGTTTCTGATCCGCAACCGGGAAATGGTCGAAGAGCTTTCCCGGCACCGACAGAAGTATGGGGCGTTTTTCTGGGACGGTGTCAGTCCCGGAACGAAGTTCACCATCGACCTGTGCCGCAAGGCAGGCGTCAAAGTGGAGGTCATCAGGGTCCAATGTCCGCCGATCCCACACCACCCCCCGACCCGGGCGCACCGCAACGGCCCCAGGCTGGTCGGGTAGTCATCGAGTCGATGTTCCGGATGGAAACCCCCCGGGCCGTGATCCGGGTGTGGCGGCAGGAAACGGAGATCAAGGACAACTACGACAACACGGACATCGCCCAGGCGGTGAACAAAGTCATTCCGGCCTTCCACACACCGTCCCGGCTGATCCCGCTGATCGCCGCCATGCCGCGGGTCAATGCCGTCGAGGTGTTGCGGACGAACGGCCGGGGCGACGACGGCAGGCCACACCCGGGCGGGGACGGCGTCGTTTTTTATCCCGACTGGCCGTGAGGAAAAACCGATGGAGCTTTACCAAAAATATCGGCCCCAGAAGGCCGCCCAGATGGTCGGACAGGACGCCGCCGTGGCGTCCCTGTCCAAGTACATCAAGTCGGGCAACCTTCCCCACGCCATACTCTTTTGCGGCCCGACCGGAACCGGCAAGACAACACTAGCCCACTGCCTGCGGCTGCACCTAGGCTGCACGAACAGGCTGAACCACGCCGACATCAACTGTGCCGTCATGGAACCAATGAATACCGTGCAGCAGATGGCGACGGCGGTCCGCCAGCGGCCCCTGGGGGGCGACCACCGGGTCTGGATTTTGGAAGAGGTCCAGTCCATGTCCCGGGCCACGCACGCGCAGCAAGGGCTGCTCCGGGTGCTGGAAACGGCACCGCCCCACAACTACTTCTTCCTCTGCACCACCGACACGTCGAAGGTGATCGCCGCGCTGCGGGGCCGCTGCACCGAAATCCGCTTAAAGCCGATCCCCGTCCCGGTCCTGGTCAAGCACGTCCAGGAAGTCGCCAAACAGGAGGGCAAGCAACTGGCGCCGGGGGTGGCGGACAGGATCGCCGACGCGGCGAACGGCAGTGCCCGCAACGCCCTGGTCCTACTGGAAAAGGTGCTGGACTTCCCGGAAAAGGAGCAGGCGGCGGCGCTGGACCGGACCGACCCGTCGAAGGTCGCCTTCGACCTGGTCAAAGCCCTGATGCCGTTCAAGGGTTCGCCGTCGTGGAAGGAAGTCGCCACGGTCCTGGAGGCGATCAAGGACGAAGAGGCCGAGGGAATCCGCCAGATGGTCATGGCGACCTGCCGGACGCACCTGCTGGGCAACAACCCCAGAATGCAAAAGATCGCCAACGTCGTCATCGAAGAGTTCCGCGACCCGTTCTTCGGGCAAAAGAACAGCGACAACGCCCTGCTGGCCAACGCCTGCTACAACGCCACCGGAAGGATTTCCGGGTAGAATGGCGTGTGTGCCTGGGCGGACGGTGATATACCTATTAGGCCCGGAATCGAATACAGGAGGAATCCCATGCCGACGCCCGTTGACGACCTGAAGGTCGGCCAGTTCGTGGCAGTGGTCGGCTGCCGCTGTGACCCGCCGAAGGACTGGACCGGCACCCCGGTCGAGCCGACCTACAACGGCATCCCCTGGGAAATCGTGTCGGTGTCCCTGCCGTTTTTGTGCGTGTCGTTCGGCGGCAAGACGATCGCCCTGGACACCCGGGTTCTGGACTTCCAGCGGGTCAGCCGGCACTACTTCGACAGCATGAAGGGGGCCAAATCACCCCCGACCCACAAGGCCCGGAAGTCCCGCCGCAGGGAAAGGCCCGACCCCGCCCGGTGCGTCCGCTGCGGCGAGCGGCTGCGGCAGACGATGTCCAGGACCACGAACTTCGTGTGGCGGGTCGTGTGCCCCAACTGCGGGTTGAGGTAAAGTGAAAGGGAAAGTCCGATGGCGACCAATAACAACCGCAAGCCGTCCCCCGTCGTGGTGGACGCCGACCACCTGCCCGAAGAGTGGGCACGGCAGCCCGACCTGATGCTCAACGCCTGCGAGGCGGAGGCGGAGGCCGACTACGAGCACGGGGTCGCCGAAGCCGCCGAAGAGTTCATCAAGAACGACCTGATTATCCGCATCCGGGAAACCCCGTCCGACTACGACCTGGACGACAAGCCGCCCGAGTACGTCGTCAAGGCCCGGGTCTACCGGGTTCCCGAATACCAGGAGGCCGTCAAGAAGCGGCTGGAGGCCCGCCGCCGGCTGAAGGTCATGGGGGGTCGGGTTTCCGCCCTGGCCCACAAGCGAACCAGCATCGAAAACCTGACTATCCTCCAATTGGTCGGCATGAATGCCGAACCCCGGAATCGGATGGACAGCCCCGACGTCCGGGCGATCGTCAACAAGGCCCGGGACGCCAGGGCGTTCAAGGGCATCGACAAGCACGACCGCAGGTAGGCTAAAACACCCGAACCGCAAGGAGTATCTATGGCGACCAAGACCCAGCGCGAACGCCGCAAGCGGCAGATGGCCAGTCCCACGGCGGTGGCGTCCGACGTGGCCGGCAAGACGGAATCGTTCTACAGGGTGCCGAAGGGAATCCCGTCCTGGACCCCCAAGAAGCCCGGCCCCTACGAGATCGACGTCATCCCCTACGAGGTGGGCGAGCGGTTCCTGGATTACAAGCGCAAGCCGGACGGCGTCAAGCCCGGCCAGTGGTACCCGTTCCGCACCTTCTACGTCCACTACAACGTCGGCCCCGACCGGGATCAGGTGTTGTGCCCGGCCGCCAACTTCGGCAAGCCGTGCCCGGTCTGCGAACACCGCAACACCGTGGCCCAAGACCCCAAGTCGGACTGGAAGAAGGACATCAAGCCGTTCCAACCCAAGGACCGGCAACTGATCCTGGTCCTGGACCACGCGGAACTGGACAAGGGCGTGCAGTTGTGGGAAGTCGCCCCGTTCAACTTCCACGAACAGTTGCGGGACAAGATCGACAACGCCAGCGCCAAGAACAAGGAACGCTACCAAAAGTTCTTCGACCCCGACGAAGGGTCCACGCTGCGGCTGATCGCCAAGCTGGAGACGATGGGCGACAACGGCCGCCCGTTCCTGTGGTTCAGCATTGACGAATTCCAGGAGCGGGATTCCCCGTTGGAGGACAGGTGGCTGGACCACGGCGTCTGCCTGGACGACCTGCCGAGCCTGCTGTCTTACGACCAAATCCGTAAGCTGTTTTACGGTGTGACCGAGGAGAAGTCCGCCGCCGGTGGCGGGGACGACAACAACGAAGGGGATCAGGATGGCGAAGGCCAAACAACCGAAGTCGCCGCGGAAGACGACCAAGGGGGCGGCGAAGGCGACGGCTGGGGGGAACCGGAAGAAGTCACCACCCCAGAAATCGAAGTCGGCACCCAGGTCGAATTCGAGTACCGGGGAAAGGCAATCACCGGAGTAGTCGAGGAGATCAACGAGGCCAAGGGGCTGGCCAAGGTCAACGTCGGCAAGGACAAGCCGTCGGTCGTCAAGTTGGACGAGTTGACCCTGGCCGAACCCGAATCCGACCCCGTCGCCGCGGAGGCCGCCACCGACGACGGCTGGGGCACCGGCGGCGACGACGGCTGGGGCGACTACACCCCGGAACCGGAACCGGCCCCCGCGGGCAAGAAGCCCCCGGGGCGGAAGAAGCCCCCGGCCGGCAAAAAGTAACCGTTCGGTAGTTTCCGGGGGCGGCGGCGGACTAGAGCCGCAGGGAGAGCCTGCGGACGGGACGATCCATCGGAGTCCCCCTTTAACACCGCCCGCCGCCCCCGCTTTTATTAAAAGACCCCACATGCCCCGCAAGAAAGAAACCACCGAATCCGTCCGCCGGCAACTGCTGGAACCGCCCCCCAGGCGGAAGCCGGTCACGGACGCCGACTTCCTGTCTACGGGGATCGACGCCCTGAACGTGGCCATGTCGGGGTCGGTGAACCGGGGCTACCGGCTGGGCGGGTACGCCTGGTTCGTGGGGGAATCGGAATCCGGGAAGTCCTTCTTCTGCATGAATTCCCTAGCGGTCGCCGCCAACGACGACCGGTTCAAGAAGTACCGACTGGTCTACGACAACAGCGAACGATCCCCGACGCCGGACGTGCGCAAGTTCTTCGGGAACCGGCTGGCCGGCCGCATCGAGTTCTTCAATTCCGCCACGGTGGAAGAGTTCTACTACCGGCTGTACGAACTGCTCCGCAAGACCCCCTGCGTCTGGGTCATGGACAGCCTGGACGCGCTGCGGGCACTGGCCGACGACAAGAAGTTCGCAGAGGCCAAGGGCAAGTACGACGCCGGGGAGGCCCAGGGCAAGGGCAGCTACGGCACCGCCAAGGCCAGGGCCAACAGCCAGAACGTCGGCAGGGTGATGGAAATGCTGGCCGAGACGAACTCACTATTGGTCATCGTCAGCCAGGTCCGGGACCGGATCAATACCCCGTTCCCGATGCAGACGTACAGCGGCGGCAAGGCGATCAAACACTTCGCCAACGTCCAGGTGTGGACCAAGATCAAGGAGCATTTCACCACCAAGGCGCTGGGCAAGGAGTGGCCGAACGGGGAACTCATCAAGGTCGATCTGCACAAGAACCGGATCAACGGCTACCACGGCACCGTCCACGTCCCCTTCTACCGCGACTTCGGGCTGGACAACCTGGGGGCGTCGGTGCGTTTCTTAGCCGACGTGGGGTACTGGGGGGCGCCCAGGAAGGACAAGACGGACAACGGCAAGGCGGAAAAGGTCAAGGTCGTCCACGCCCCGGAGTTCGGGGTTACGGGGACGTTCGAGGAGGTCGTCCAGCGCGTCCGGTCGGAGGAAGGCCAGCCGGAACTGAAACAACTGGTGCAGGCCGCCTGGGACAAGATCGAAGCCGCCTGCGCGGTCAAAAGAGACAACCCTTACGAGTAAACAACACCATGCCGTTAGCCGAAGTATTGCTGTCCTGCGGACGACAATACCTGTCCGTAGCAGGCTTCGCCGTGGCGATGGAAGGCGACAAGTGCCGCGACAGTCACATGCCTGAGTCCGTGCTGCCGCCGATACCCCCGGAGGAACTAGAACACGCCCGAATCGGCGACAAGATGGCGAAGGATTTGCCGATTGACTTGGTCCGTTTCTTCCGGGGGGACAACTGGACCCCGGCCATGCTGGAATACGTGGCGGACAAGATCAACGAGGCTGCGAAGGGACAACCCCTATGAGTAAGAAGAACGGTCGCTACAACGAGGACGAAAGCAAGGTCGGGTCCGACAAGCGGGCACTGGGCGACCTCCCCAACCAGGGCAAGCCGTGGACGGCCGACGACCTGTGCCGGGCCTGGACCATGTGGCTGGACAGGGCTGGCAAGAAGACCATCGCCCTGGCCGTGGGCCGGTCCCTGCGGTCGATTCAGACGTTCATCCCGTCGAAGGTGTGCAACCCCGACAAGCACGTCCGCGGGATCGTGGTCCGCTACCTGGGGGAAAGCCGCACGGCCCGGAAGGTGTACTGGACCGACCACGACGACACGGTCCTGAAACTGTGCCTGGCGTCGGGGATGTCGCTGGAGCGGATCGGCCTGCTGCTGGGCCGGGAGCCCAGGACCATCACGCCCCACGTCCAGAAGCGTCAGCGGCGTGCCGACCCCACACTCTTTTAAGGATGCCAATGTGCCGCGCGGACACCCGAAAAACCCGAAAGCAAAACAGACCGGCCCTAGGCAGACGACCGTAGACGCCCAGGACGTGCCGGTGGCCGTGCGGCAGCCCGCCTATGGGGAAAGCGTCCTGCCGTTCCCCGTCGCCCTGGTCGAGTGGGTGGACGCCTGCCACGTCCGCGGGGAAGTCCCCGCCGATGACGTGGGGGCGGTGTTCAAATCACCCCTGCTGCAAAGCGTTGGATACCTCGTCATGCAGGAACAGGACTTCGTCACCATCGCCCAGGAGTGGACGCCGGCCACCCGCGACTGGCGGTTTTTAATGCGCATCCCCAGGGTGTGCGTCAAACGGATCGTCACCCTGGTCGAAGAGCAAAAGTCGTCATGAGTTGGAACCGAATTATTACCGGGGACTGCCTGGACGTGCTGCCGAAGGTGCCGGCGAAGTCCGTCCAGTGTTGTGTAACCTCTCCTCCGTACTACGGACTCCGTGACTACGGCGTCGAGGGACAGTTGGGTGCGGAAAAGGTTCCCGACTGTTTGGGGTGGGCGACCGGCAGCCCGTGCGGGGAATGCTTCGTCTGCCACATGGTCCAGGTGTTCCGCCAAGTGTGGCGGGTGCTGCGGGACGACGGCGTGTTGTTCCTGAACCTGGGGGATACTTACTGCACGAAGGCGGGCAAGGGGGACAACGCACCACAGACGAAGTGGAAAAAGGGAGCGACTTACCCGAACGGGGCACCCCACAGACGTGCTGAGTTGGAAGGATTCAAACCCAAAGACCGCATCGGCATCCCCCACCGCGTGGCGTTCGCGTTGCAGGCCGACGGGTGGTACTGGCGGGACGAGGTTGTGTGGGACAAGGTCAACCCGATGCCGCAATCGGCCACCGACCGGTGCAGTGGCGTCCACGAAATAGTGTTCATGTTCAGCAAGCGGGAACGGTACTTCTACGACTGGAAGGCGATTGAAGAGACGGCCACGCAGAAGGGTAGGGTCAGGTCAGACCCCGTTGGTGGCAACAAATATATCGAAGGTGTCAAGCACTCGAACGGGTCCGTGTTCGAGGGTAGTGACAACCGCCGCAAGCGGTCGGTCTGGTCGATCGCATCCCACCCGTTGAAGGAAAAACACTTCGCCGCCTTCCCGCCAAGGCTGGTGGAGGTCTGCGTCAGGGCGGGAACGTCCCAAAAAGGCTGTTGCCGGAAGTGCGGCGCGCCGGTGGTCCGCGTGCTGGAAAAGACCCGCGTGGCCACCCGACCGGGGCTGGACAGTAAGGTGTTCGGCGGACCGAACAGTCAGTTTCGGGTGTCCAAAGACCCCAGGCACCAAGAGGAATGGGACGGAAAGGAAGTCGGCAACCGCGACCCCCAGCGTCACGTCACCGGCACGAAGACGATTGGCTGGAAAGCCGGCTGCGACTGCGGAGAGGGCACAGTCCCATGTATAGTTTTAGATATGTTCAGCGGCGCTGGAACCACTTGTCTGGTGGCGAAGCAGTTGGGCCGCCGCTACCTGGGCATCGAGTTGAATCCCGATTACGTCGCCATGTCCAACCGGCGGATTAACGGGGCGGCCCCGAGGCTAGTGTGATCGAAAACTCTTTGTACCAGGCTTGCCTCCAGGTGGCCAAGGCACCCGTCAAGGACTGGCACGCCCCGATCTTCGTGGGCATCGACCCCGGGGCCACCGGCGCGGTCGCCCTGCTGGCGTGGGGCAAGGCGTTCGTCGGCGACATCCCCGTCCTGAAAGTCAAGAAGTCCGGCGGCGGGTACAAAACAGAGATGAACATCCCGGCGGCCTTGCAGGCCCTTCGCGTCCTGGGGCCGGTCCGGAACCAGATTCGGGTCGCCGTCGAACAGGCCCAGGTTCAGGCCCCGGGGGCGCGTGGCGGCGCGGGGGCGTTCGGGGCCACGACCATGACCGCGTTCCGGGTCGGCACGTCCTTCGGAATCTGGCTAGGCGTCCTGGCCACGATGGGACTGCCCTACGCCCGCATCGCCCCCCAGGCGTGGAAGCGGTCGCTGGGACTGTCGGGTAAGGACAAAGAGGCGTCCCGACTGCTTGCGTTGGAACTCTTTCCCGGTACCGACCTAAACCTCAAGAAGCATTCGGACCGTGCCGAAGCAGTTTTGATAGCGGAGTACCATAGGCGTAAACTGAACGGGGGTGACTGATGGCCGTCATGATCCAGAAGGTGGCGTACAGCGACAAGCTTGGTGTGTTCCTGGGGATCAAAGAAGGACTGCCTGTGTGGTCCAAGGACATCGGACTGACCGGCAAGGAGTTGGCCCCCACGTTCCAGGACCGCCCCGACCTTGAACGCTATTTAGAATCAGAGTTCAAAAAGGTCGGGCCGACTTCGGTGGCCGCCAGCACGGCGACAGCCCTGGCCGGGTGTCGTCTTCAAGAGGTCTGGCCCCGCCAGGACGGCGGCATGGCTGGCGTGGAAGAGATAGCGAATTCAGGTCTCCCGCGGTGGGGCAATGGCTAAGTGCGACCGGCTGGGCTGTGGCATGGATGGGGTGTGGAACCCCGTCCTGGTGGTCTGGGCGCCCAACTACCGGGGAGAACCGGCCCGGGTCCGCATGAATCTCAACGTCTGCGAACTCCACCGCCGGCAGACCAACCTCGAAGAACTGCTGACGGACACAATGTGGGCCTTTATCGACCGCACCATTACGGACATGGGTAAGGTTCGGCCCGACCGTCGGCTGACCAACCTCGACTTCGTCAAGGCCGACGACAACTTCTTCAATGCCGGGGGTGGCAGTGGTGCCTGACAAGGATTACGAAACGCCCGACGCCGTCTGCCTGGGGGACACGGTGCGGGAGGCGTTCGGCCAGTTCCGCTTCGGGCTGGGCGAAGTCGTGCGGCACAAGACGCTGCCGCGCCTGAAGTGGGTCGTCCACGCCCGGGTCATGACGGAGTCCCCGGCGGGCGTGGACCGGTCCTATTTCGTCACCAACGTCAGCCCCGACATGGAGGACAGCGGCCCGGTCCACGAACACCAGACCAAGTTTTACGAGTACGAACTGATTGCGGGGGACACATGGCACGAAGACTAGTCAGTTGCCACGCCTGCGGCGACGACGTGGAAGACCCGGTGGTCGTCACCACCGAGGGCGAGTCCTACTACCTCTGCCAGTACTGCTTCCGGCACGGCCGGGACGTCACGGTGCGGAACCGGGAAAACCTCCGGAAGGCCCTGTCCACTCATTGGGAATATGAGTTGGTTGGGTTCGGCTTGTTCTGCTTGGTGTCCCTGGTTGTATTCGCAGCCGGCATTTACCTCTGGTCGAAGTAACGTGGCCGTCGAACGCATCACACTCCGCTGGTTCCAAATCCACGACCACTTCACCGTGGACCTGGACCCGCTTTGTACAACCTTCGTGGGGGAAACCGATGCCGGAAAAACGGCTATACTCCGTGCGCTTCAGTGGGCCTTTGTCAACCGACCCCAGGGTTCGGGCTTTGTGGGACGACATGGTCAGCGACCCCACGCCACCGTGAATGTTCAAATCGACGGACGGACTGTTGGCCGGCGAAAGGGGGCGTCCGTCAATCTCTATCGAATTGACGACCAGTTGTTCCGATCCTTCGGAACCAACGTCCCCCAGCCAATTGCCGACCTCCTGAACGTCGGGGATATTAATTTTCAGGATCAGTTGTCCCCGCCCTTCTGGCTGACCCTGCCGCCCGCCGAAGTGGCCCGGCAACTCAACGGCGTAATCAATCTGGGGTTGATCGACAGGGCCTTGACTAACGCCGCCAAGCTGGTCCGGCGAACCGGCATGGCCGTTCAGGTGTCACAGGAACGATTGGATGACGCCCGTACACGTCGGGACGGCTTGCGCTGGGCGCAAGACCTGTCCGACGACGTGGCGGCCGTCCGGGGCCTGTCCGACCGGCTGTCGGCCGCACGCCAAAGGGCCGATTCCTTGCGCCAGGCCGCGTCGGACGCCGTTGTCAGGGGTCGGGCCGTCCGATCCCTTTCGGACGCGGCCCAGCACGGTTTAAGCGTTCTGGCGCTGGGTAGACAACTGTTGTCCACTACTGAACGCCGGGACAGGTTTTCCGCCCTGGTCGGCAACCTGCGCAGGTGTGCGCAGTCCCTTGCGCAGCCGGCCTTAGACACGACCCGGCTGGATCGGGCCTGGGCGGCGTACCAGGGGGCCAGGTTGAAGCAGCGGACCCTGAACGCCCTGGTGCTGGGCATGGCCCAGTTGGAACACGAGGTCCAGTTCGCCGACACCCAGATCGGCGGGCTGAACGACAGGATCAAAAAACTCACAGGTGATAAATGCCCGGTGTGCAAGCGGCCCTGGCCGAACCCGTCGCGGTCCTAGTCTCGGACGTACATTTGTCGCACAAGGCCCCCGCCTGCCGGGCCGAGCAGACGACCGAAGAATGGTACGGCGTCATGCGCCGCTACCTAACACAACTCTATTCAGTTTGTAGGACACATTACGACGGACCGTATGACAAAAACAAGATGCTGCCGATCCTCCTGGCCGGCGACCTGTTCGACCGCTGGGACAGTCCGCCGGAACTGATTAACTTCGCCATCGAACACTGGCCGAAGACCAAGACCTACGCCGTGGCCGGGCAGCACGACCTTCCGAATCATTCATTAGAGTACATCCACCGGTCCGCCTACTGGACGATGGTGGGGGCCGGAACGATCTGCAACTTCAACATGGGGTATTTGACGCGGATTCACCCCAAGGTCTACGCCGTCGGGTTCCCCTGGGGCTGCGGCCTGGACCCGGGGGGCGTGCTGCGGACCGTCTGGGGGGCGCAAGACCCGGACGAAAAGATCGTGGCCGTCGCCCACACGCCGGTCTGGTCGGGCAATCGGCCGTTCCCCGACGCAACCGACGACAGTTTTGTCACTGCCGTCATGAAGAGGTTTCAGGGGTTCGATGTGGTCCACACAGGGGATTATCACAAAACGGAGATTGTCCACCGGCAGCCCGGATGGCACCCCCCCATGCCAACCGTATTCAACCCGGGAACTTTTTTGATCCGCAAATCCGACGAGATCGGCCACGCCCCCAAGGTCGGCGTCCTGCACGCCGACGGGACGGTCAAGACCCAATTCCTGGACGTGTCCGCCGACCGGTTCGTGTCCGCCCCGAAAGAAGCCGAATCCCAGGCGGCGGGCCTGGACGCCGGGGAACTGCTGAAAGAACTGCGGTCGGCGGCCGACCGCGGGATCGACTTCGTGCAAACGGTCGCCCGGATCATGGCGTCGAAAGACTTCGGCCGTATGGTCCAGGGGTTCATCGACAAGTGCCTGGAGGACAAATGAATACAATCGCCGAGGCGTTGCGGCAGTGGGCGGCCGTAGCCGAAATCCAAAGCCTGCCCAAGTCAGAGGAACCGATCCAGTTGCTTCGGGACGCGGCCGACGAAATTGCCCGCCTGACGCGCGGGGATTTCACGCCCGAAGAATTCCAGAACCTCTGCCACCACAGGGACGAAAAGCCCGGCTGTACGCCCGAAGATTTCAGCCGGGGGTGTGTCGAATACCAGAAGAAACTATTCGGCCGGGAGGTGGCATTGACCAACCTCTACAAGTGGGGGAAGTTCGTCAGTCACAGCGGGCTGAACCTGAACTTCAAGATCGACTGCGACGCCCTGACCACGGCCGACTGGGACTGTCACGCACGGGTCGTCGCCGAACGGATCAAATTCCGGGAAGTCTACGGCATCCCCCGGGGCGGGCTGCGGTTCGCCGCCGCCCTGTCCTTCCACAAGACCCCGGACGCCGACCTGGAACTGGCCGTGGACGACGTGTGGACGACCGGCCGCAGCATGTGGGAGTTCCGCCAGAACTTCCCGGGGGACGTCCGGAAGCTGGTCGGGGTGGTCCTGTTCCGCCGGGGGCCGGCGACGGTCCCCAACTGGGTCCACCCCGTGTTCGGCCTGAACCCCTACTTCGGTGACTGACGTGCCCGACCCGACCGCCGAAGTTTACGAACGGCTCAAGGCCCGGGTGGACGAAACCACCCGGGAACGGGATCGGTCGGCCGGTGCCCTGGAAGAACTCAAGAAGCGGATCAAGGACGAATTCGGCGTGTCCACGGAAAGACAGGCCAGGGAACTCCAAACCAAGCTGGACCTGGAAGTCGAACGGCTGTCGAAAGAATTCCAGGCGGCGAAGGAAGAACTGGAAAAGAAGTGGGGCGACAAGTTGGATGGCTGAACAGCGCTGGTACGACTGGCTGGTCCTGTCGCTACTAATCCTGTTCCTGGCCTGGCTGGTATGGAGGCGTTACCGTGCATGACCCCGAAACCCTAGCGAATCTGCTTCGCGGGACATTGCTGGCCCCCACCGACGACCTGCCCCGGCTGATTCTGGCCGACTTCCTGGACAACCACACGGACCTGGACAGCACGGTGCTGCGAATGCCCCACGGGACGTGGCTGGTCCGAACACTCATTCAAAACATAGGCCACCACAACAGCGCGATAACTTACGTCAGCAACAACCGCTGCTGGAACCGGTGGTTTTCCAGGGACGTTCTCCGCATAGAGCCGAAACACCTGTGCCCGTGCCGCAAATGTGAGTACGTTTGGTGCGACGCCGATCCGGAAAGGGGTGTAATTAACCCGGTAAAGAGAATCTGGCGATGTGCCTTCTGTAATAAATCCAGACACCAGGCGACCACGCGGGCGATCAAGAAGGCCACACACGGGGGGATTTCCCTTGCGGCCACTGGCTGAATACGAACGGCTGGCGGAAAAGTCCCTTGCCGACCTGCGGCACGCCGCCCGCACCGTCCGGGACGAGTCCGCCGCCCTGAAAAAGTACCGGGCGGAAGCGGCGGCTGCCCGGGAAGCCCAGGGCGTGTTGCAGGCGGCGGCCCAGGCCGTCCAGCAGGCGGCCCACGAACAGGTCGCCAGGGTCGTGACCAAGTGCCTGCGGGCAGTGTTCGGAGAGAATTCCTATGGCTTCGTCATCGAATTCGACCGGAAGCGGGGGCGCACCGAGGCCCGTCTGTCTTTCACCAGGGGGGGACACCTTGTCGATCCCGCCAACGCCAGCGGAGGGGGAGTTGTTGACGTTGCTGCTTTCGCTCTGCGGGTTGCCGCCCTCATACTTTCGGTCCCCCCCAGACGCCGTCTACTCGTCCTCGATGAGCCGTTCAAGCACCTCAGCCGCAACCACGCGGGGGTCGTCCGGGAACTGATCGAGACGCTGGCCAGGGAACTCCAAATACAAATAATCATGGTCACGCACAGCGAGGAACTTGCGTGCGGAAAAATTGTTCGGGTCGGAAAACAATGACTACAAGCCTGTGTGAACATCTGAGGGCAGAGTCCAGACTGGCGTGGGCCAGGTGGAAGGTCAGGACGAGCCACTACACCCACAGCGTGCCGTCGGGCAAGTCCCACTACTTCAAAATAGAAGACGCGATTGTCGTGTACTCAATACCGGCCAACCAACACGTCGGCAGGTTCCTCCTGGGTCGGGACTGCGTGGTCTGGGAATTGGCCCGCCTGTGGGCACCGGACGGGCACGAACGAAACTTGCTGACTCGGGCCGTCGCCGCGTCCGTGCCCGCTCTCAAGTGTGCGGAACCCGGCGTGGAACTTCTCGTGTCTTACGCCGATCCCAACGTCGGCCACCACGGCGGCGTCTACCGGGCGGCCAGTTGGCTGTACACGGGACAGGCCGAGGACGGTCGGTACTACACGGACGCCAAGGGACAGGTTGTGTCTCGGAGGAAGTTCCACAGCGGCGACAAGTCCCTGACCAGGGCGGAAATCCTGGCACGGGGGTACAAGGAAGTTATTAAACCAGGGCGGCACAGGTTCGCCCGGGGGTTGTCAAAAAAGGTGCGAAAAGAATTGACCCGAAAGTGGGGTGATAATGCTTGCGGTCGCGGGGGGAATGGTGTCTACTAAAACAATCAAAGGCCAAGGACCGAAGCCCCTGACCTTTGATTGCCGAAGATGCTTAAGCAGCAGGACCAATCTTAGCGGAATATCCCCGCGAAATCAATCCTGCTTTTTTGCACGCCGGCACCATAGCCCCAGGTTGGGCACAAGCCGCTTGCGGGCGGCGCGCAGAACGGTTGACCCACCGGCCGGGCCACATAGGGGTGAAACGGGTTGTCCTTCGCGTTCCGGATGCGTGTCCGACGTCCGACCGGGTGTCGCCGTCTTGGCGGTGGCTAGCGACGGGGTAAGAGGTGCAACCAGACAAACCCCGATACAACTAAACCATGTCTGGCGGTGCGGACCCCTTCAGCCCTCACCGACACCGACCCCCACTCTCCAGTGGGGGTCGGTACTCCCGCTTTGCCCTACCGACAACCCCTACTAGGGATAAATGGAGTAAGGAATGGCCGACTTACACCTCTTTGTACCGTACCACCGGCCCGACGTGCTGGCCAAGGTGCCCGACCGCCCCTGGCTGACCAAGGTGCTGCTGGGGGATTTGAAGATCGACCCGCCGGAATTGCAGGACAACCGGCTGGGGGAGGGCCGGTTGTTCCTGTCGGGCCTGGACCACCCGCCGTGGGCGAAGTGGGTCGGGGTGCTGAACGCCCGGTGCCCCGACAAGTATCTGGACTTCGATTGGGACGGAATCCCCGCGCGGCTGGGTAGGTTGCTGAAAACCGAAGGGGACGTGGCAGCCCCCTGGCCGACAATTAACGGGTGGTCGGACGACTGGCTGGCGTACACGGAAACCGTCCACCGACACATGAAGGGGATTCTCAACCTGTGCGTCCCCAAGCAGGTGGATAGGACTTGGTGGAATTGTCCGTCACTGTGGGGCAACGACTTCGTCTGCCACCGGGCCGTCTGGGACGAGTGGCTGGGGTTTTGGAAGAAGTCCTTTGTCCACCTTCACTGGGTGTACGGGTTCTACCCCCCGTTCCGGTGTGACCCGAAGTACGACGACCGCAAGCCCGCCCTGCTCTACGAGCGGGTAACGACGCTGTTCTTCGCCCTGGGCGACTACACCATTCACCCGCTGTCCGGAGGCATCCGTGCATAAAGAGGTTCAGGATTTTATACGACTGGTCCGGCTGATCTTCCCGTCCTACTTCACCAAGAAGCGGGTGTTAGAGGTAGGGAGTTTGGACGTGAACGGCAGCCCCCGGCCGTTCTTCACCGACTGTGACTACCTGGGGATCGACTGCCGCCCGGGGCCGGGGGTGGACGTAGTGGGCAAAACACATGAATGCCGCCTGACCGCCTGCCACTATGACGTGGTCGTGTCCACGGAATGCTTTGAGCATGATCCCCACTTGGCCGACACCCTAACCGTCATTTCCAGAGCGTTAAAGCCGGGTGGCCTGTTCCTGGCCACCTGCGCCGGACCCGACCGGCCGGAACACGGCACCCGCCGCACGGAAGACGCCGGGGGAACCTGGGGGCCGGACGCGGATTTCTACCGCAACGTGACGGCGGAGTACATCCACCAACACTGCCGGTTGGATTACCAACCGCTTGAGTTGCACTACGGACGGGGCAAACAAGACCTATACTTTCTTGGTTTCAGGAGGTAATCATGCGGCGGTCGCACAAGGAAAATTACACCACGGAAATTACCGTCCACGACGGGATGACCTGTGACCTTTGTGGCAAAGAGTCACATTTCAAGAGTTGTCACACCTGGGGGACAACCCACTTTGAAGTGCAAGACGTCACAGTCGAGTGGGAGAGTGGACACAGCTACCCCGAAGACAGGTATACGTTGACCAAATTCGTGGACGTGTGTCCCGACTGCTTCCGCACCAAACTCATCCCCTGGCTGGAATCCCAGGGGGCCACAATTCAGGAACGTGAATGCGGCTAACATAACCACACCAAAGTTCCTAGAATGTCCCCGTAGTTTCTTCGCCCTTAGTTTCAAGGAGTTTCTACCATGCGTGTCGGCAACTTCAGTCTCCAAATCCCGGAAGCCCGCGAGCGCGACAGTGGCCACGCGGAAATCCCCCACGGCACCGTCTATGCCATCCGGCTGGGCAACCACACGGGCCGGCAGTGCGACGCGGAGGTGGTCGTGGACGGCAAGCCGGTCGGCGGCTTCCGGATCGACGCCTTCGGGTCGATCACCCTGGAGCGGCCCGCCCACGACACCGGCCGGTTCACCTTCTACCGGGCCGGCACTTCCGAGGCCGCTGCGGCGGGCGAGGCGAACGTCGCGACCGACAGCCGGGGACTGGTCCAGGTCACGTTCCAACCCGAACGCTACCGGCCGCCGCCCGTGGCAAGGTCCGGTGGCTTGCGGCCGATGTCGGTCGGCCCGCAGTACGAGGTAAAGACCAGCGGCAGCCTTCGGCACATGGCCCCCGCGGGGGCCGGCGGCCAGATGTCCTACGGGGGGACGACCGAGACCTGTGCCGCCCCAGGCGTCACCGGACTGTCCGGGCGCAGCAACCAGTCCTTCTACAACGTGTCGTCGCTGGACTACGACCCCGCCGAGGTGGTGACGATCACGCTGCGGCTGGTGGCCGTGGCCGACGGGCCGCGGGAACTGACCCCGGCCGACCGCGGCCAGGCCAACCCGGTCCCGTCGCCCCTGCCGTAAAGGGACTAACCGCCGCGCCGGCGGGGTGGCACTGAGTCCCTGCCGGGATTTTGTGACCTAAGAGAGGTAGCGGCAGACACCGAACCGGACCGGCGCGGCGTTAAAACCGAAGGTCGGTGCCGAACCCCAGGTACAGGGCGACGGCGGCGACTGCCAGGACGACTAGGCCGGCGGCGACCCACCAGAGCCGGTGGACGCCGCCGGTGTGTCTGTAGCGCATGATTCTTCCCCCGATAGGCGGCAGGCTTCATCAATCAGCGACCCCAGGGGGTCCAGCGGGTTTAGCTTGAACAGCAGCCCGGTCATGGCCCCCCTGGCGATCGCCGTGAATGTTCCACCCCACGTTTGGTTCAGTTTTAGCCACGCCTTAATTTCTTCGCGCCGGGCCTGAACCCCTGCAACGCCCCATAAATCCATCTGTGCCGCGTAGTCGTCGCAGGGGACACAGCCTACACCCCTGGCCCCCAATTGCGCCAGAAGCATTTTTAATTTTGAGCCAGGCCCATTCGTAGGCCGTCGGACGGTTGTAGGGACGAACGTAACCCCCGGCCGGGTATCGGGGGGGTCTGTCACTGGCAGGTTGTTCACCTGCGCAAAGGCTTCCCAGCCGGTCCCCAGCAGCCGCCGGAAGGTACGACGGGTGCCGGCGGACGCCCTGGCTTCTTCGACGTGTCTAACACAGTAGCCGGTCCAGTCGTGGTTCATGGCTCGATGGTCGGGTCGAAGACCCGGATGATGAGGGGGACGCCGCTGGCGCAGCAGGGTGACGTGTCCGAAGTGTTCGGACCCGCCGTCATGTCCACGGGGCAACTGTTGCCGGTGAACATCGCGCCCGACGCCGCCCAGATCAGGATGCCCGCGCAGTAGACGTTCATGAACCAGGTCCCTCCGGGTTCGCACCAGAAGATGACGGTGATGAAATTGCCACCGCTGATTGCCGTGCCCACCCAGGCCCGCAGGGCATTACTGTAGGCGATCCCGATGGAGAACTCCAGTGCCGGGCACACGCCCATCGTGTCGGCGACCACAGTCAGAGTCTTGCTAACCGTCGCGCTTTCGACCGGGCAGCAAGGAGTGAGTACGCGGTCGGGGGGAACGACAGGGGGGCCGGGGTCTGGGCCAGGAACGTCATCGCCGTCTAGAAATCCACCGATACAACACGGGTTGGTCGAATTAATGTTATTAATAATACCGCCAATATTACCTCCGTCCGTACTAGGCGGACCAATTGCGTTGTCGTTCTCATCCATAAGTAACCAAGGATAATTCGGGTCGTCTAGAGGGGGTGCGCAGTCTTCGTTGAGAGTTGGCGTGAATTGCATAGTAAACGGGCGGTCACTAATGGCAAACAACTGAGGTGGTTCAAGTCCTGGGCCGGAGTCGTCACAGTTAGACTTCTCCCGAATTCGGATAGCGACATTGAATGGTGTGAGATTGCGAGCCGGCTCGCAATCGACAATATTAACCTCTTCGGAGATGTACTCAAAAGCATCGTGGCGAATGGTACCTTGAAAGGCACCTTGCGCGCCCCAAACTAATCCGCCTCCGACACAGTTGCCTGTGGGGTCATTACTTATTGGTACAGGTGGCCAGCAATCGACCCAACTCCCAGTAATATGAACGTGGCCGCGACCCGGCGGATCACCGGGAAGTCTCACACAACCAACATTACCCACCATATGAACACTTAGGCAGAGATTCTTACCAGTTACCGGGTCAACATAGCTGATAGCAAATCGCGCGTCGAAAACGCGAACGGTCGCGCTCGGGAATCGCCTAAAAGTGTGAATAAGTGCAGATTCGATTCCAGTTAAATTACCACCACCAGTGCCCGCACCCGAGGCGGCACTAACACTCATACAACGCAATTGTTGGTTCACGCACGGGCAAGCTGTAGCCAATGGCACGCCACTAGTACCACCAGACGGGTCGCAACAGTGACAACACCCGCTGCTGAGGTCAACGATCATGACTCAGGCCGTCGTGTTGTTAATAATGAGTCCGTTGTCCGCAAGGGCTGTGAGTAGGTTGGCCAGGGTATTGTTAATTAACTTGACAACCAACCCAACCCACCTTACAATTATCACATGATTCCTATTGATGAATCGGTGAAAATCCGTTTCTGGACGCACGCCCACAAAACCGAAACCTGCTGGCTTTGGCAATCGAGACGGCTTCGCAATGGGTATGGGCGGTACTGCATCAAGAGAAATTGCCGCCGATACGACATCACGGCCCACAGACTCGCTTGGATAATCACCCACGGGGGGATACCCACCGGCATGTTCGTGTTGCATCGTTGTGACACCAAACATTGTATCCGACCCGATCACCTGTTCTTGGGAACCCACGCCGACAACATGGCCGACATGTCCGCGAAGGGACGGTCCACTCGCGGGGAACGGTGTTCCCAGGCGAAGCTTACCGAAGGTGTTGTACGGGCCGTTTACGCCGCCTACGCGGCAGGCGAGTCCCAAACCCAGATAGCCCAGAGATACGGAGTTAGCCGCTCCCTGGTCGGAATGATCGGCAGGGGCCAAGTTTGGGGGCACCTCGAATTGTCGCCGATTGACGGCAATCCCCGTAAGGGCCACGGAAAGGCCCGCGGCGAACGACAGGGACGATCCAAACTGACTGTTGTACTGGTTAGAAAAATCCGCCGTGACGCTGCCAATGGAGTGTCGAATAGACAACAGGCCGACCGCCTCGGAGTCACCCCGAGTCTGATTAGCATGATCCGAAATCGCCGAGTTTGGACGCATATTTAAGCCGTTGTGCTGTCCGTGACTAAGCCATAGTTAGCTAGAGCAGTGAGCAAACTTTGTAACGCCGCGTTCGCGCCGCGGCTGCCCGTGACCGTGGGCTTGGCGATGGGCACGGTGCCGTTGAAGCCGACGTCCTGGAGGAACCGCATGTCGATGTCCCAGTTGAAGCGGTCCATGACCGTCCCGGTCCCGCCCGTGACGGACTCCATCCACCCCGTCGCGCCCTCCGCCTTCAGCCGCAGGGAACCCGCGTTGGCCGAATCCGAACCGTTGTAGAGGTGTAGTTGGCAACTGTCGTTCGTGCCGCTGGGCAGGAGGTCCAGGTCTTGCCGCAGGTTGCCACTGACCGGCTGGATGCGGAAGGCGGCGGACGTAAAGTCGCCGACGTTGATGACCTTGAGCTTACCCCCGAATCCGGGCGTTACCAGGGTAAAGCTGTGCTCCAGGTTCACTATGGCGGCGAACGTGGCCGTGCCCGTGCTGGTGAAGTTTACCGGCACGTCCATCGTCACCGGGTTGCCGCTGAACCGCGTGGGGATGACCCATTGGAATATCGCCACCGGCGTTCCCGTACCCGTGGTGACGGACTCCATGTACCCGGTCGCGCCGTCCACCGACAGGCGGACGCAGCCGAGGTTGCTGATGTCGGGACCGTTGCCCAGTAACAATTGCGTCGAGTCCTGCGTGCCCAGCGGCAGCACGTTGACGGCGCAGACGGCGTTGCCGGTCGTCGGCTTGAGGGTCAGAATGCTGAACGTGTTGCCGGCGCTGGTCTGCTGGAACAGCAGCGGGTTGCCGCCGCCCGCGGACTCCAGGGTGAAACTGTTCGTGAACGCGGCCCGGCTGGCGAAGCTGGCCGTGCCCGTGCTGGTGAACGCCACGGGGGCGGTGAAGCTGGCGCTGGCCGTGCAGGTCAACGCCCCGTTGACGTTCACGGTGTTGTTGAACACGACCGCGCCGCTGAACGTCGCCGTGGTGCAGGTGATCCCGGCAGTGAACAGCGTCGGCATCTCGTTGCGGAACAGCGTCACGGGCGTACCGATGCCCGAAGTGACCGACTGCAAGAACGCGGTCGCCCCGCTTACCGAAAGTGACAACTGCCCGCTGTGGTCCCGCAGGGCGAAGTTGCACAGGCGCAGCCGCGTCTCGCCGACAGAACTCCCCTGGGGTAGCAGTTCCAGTTGCGTGACCGCCTGGGCCGCGCCGCTGGCCTGCATTGACACGACGCCCAGCCCGGCGGTGTTGGCGAGTTGGCTGACCTTGACCGAATTGGCACCACCGTTCGAGTCGATGTAGATGGAGGGTGCGACGAAGCCGACCGTGCGCGACCACCAACTGTACAGCGTGGACACGCCGTCGGTCACGAACAGCGTGTCCGTGACGGCCTCGTAGACCACGTCGAAGCGGGGCGACCCGGACCGCCGCCAGCGGATGTTCCGGGTGCCGACGTTGGAACTGTCCGTGTTGAAGGCGACCCCGCCGGTGGCGGCCAGGCCCGCCGACCCCACGTCGAGCAGGAACGTCGGCAGGTCGGTCGATGTCTTGCCGACCGCCACGGCGTCGCCGACCTGGGTGATGACCATGTTCGGGGCGTAGCCGCTGACCGCCGTGGCCCCCGTCCCCGACAGGTCGGTCACGGCCCCGCCCCGCAGGAAGTCGATGCTGGCCGTGGCGGCGGTGGTGCCGGCCACCCGCCGGATGCGGTACGACTGTTCGGAACCGTTGCGCATCACGTCCAGGGCGAAGTCGTGGCCGGTCCCGTAGGGCAGGAACGACGTGATCGGCCGCACCTCCCGCCAGGTCGTGGGGGCGCTGTCGTCGTAGCGGTGGGCGACGTTGTAGAGTTTGCTGCCCTGGAAGGCCGTACCGCCGTTGACCGACACGTCCATGACGCTGCCGAGGGTCGTCTTGCCGACCAAGACCGATTCGCCGACCACGACCGGAACGGCGCGGGACTTGGTGACAATGCCGGCGCCGGCGGGGCCGGTCGGGCCGGTGGGGCACGGGGGGGCCGGCCCGGTGGACTGACTGAGGCAGAACTTCGCCGGCACGCCGAAGTTCATCACCAGCGTCGAGCGGGTGACGACCTCGCCGTTGCAGGTGTCATAGATCAGGGTGTGCTGGCAGGCGGTTTCGGTCGTCGCGCCGGTCGGGCAGGTCCCGCCCGTGCAGCCGCCCCCGCCGACCAGTACCAGCGCCCCGGTGCCGTGGTTGGCGTAGACGTTGCCTTTATAGATCGGCCCGGCCGTGGCGCTGGAAGACAGCATCAGCGGGGCGCCGGTCAGGTCGCGGACGTAGCAGAACTGGGTCGGGTCGTAGTCAGACCAGGGGCCGGTGCCCCCGGTGCCGTCCAGGGACACGAATTGGCCGGGGTAGATGCCGTGCGTGGCGTCGCCGGTGGCGGGGCTGCCCGTGACCCGGACGTAGTTGGCGGGCGGGACGTGTTCGTGGTCGTATTCGCCGACCACGTCGCCGAAGTCGATGCCCTGTTCGCGCATCGCCGCCTCGGCCCACCACAGCACTTTCATGAGGCGCTGGTAAGCCTTTTCGGTCAACGCCCGGAGTGGTTGTTCTTCCGCCATTTATGCCAGCCCGCTGACCACCAGTTCGGAAAATGACATCTTCCGAAACTGGCGGAACCTGATGTAGTGGGGTGTGGTGGTAATCAACCCGTTCCGGTCCAGTAACTTCTCCGCCGCGCTGCCGTGGTCGTAGGTGCGGATCGGATCGAGGTCGATGCCCGGCCGGTGGGTGGTGCCGGAATTCAGAATCCTGGGCTGCCACTTCCGCAAACCGACCGGCCGCCCCTGACTGTCTTCCTTGTAATCCTTGTCGTCGTCGGTGATGACCGTCCCGTCCGGCTTGATGATGTGAATGCCCTCTTCCTTCTCGATCAGGTAGCCGAACTCCAATCGGTAGTTGACCCGGTAGTACGCCGTGGGGCCGCGGTGCATCTGCTGGGCGGTCGGGGGTTGGCACTGAACTGTTTCGGGCGGGAACCCCAGGAACGTGTCCGAATTCAGGGCGAAGTTGTAGGTCATCGCCTTGTAGGCGTTGAAGTCCAATTCATTACGCTCGATGACCAGCACGCCGTGGCCGACCGGGAAGGCGGCCCCCTTGAACAGTTGGTCGGCCCGGTTCTTGTACAGCTTGCCGTCCAAGTCCCAGCGGGGCTTGTACTGGACCACCTTCGCATCCCAGCGGATGACGGCAGGTTCCAGTTCCGGGTGGTCCTGGCTGCCGGGGGTCACGCCGGCCAGGGTCGGGAACCCCCCCTGGGGCATCCGGGTGGAATACCGGACCTCAACGATCCAGTTCTGCCAGTCGTCGGAATGCTCCTGGCGGGCGTCGATCTGGGTGACTAAAGCCAGCGTGTCGTAGCTGGTTTCGGTCAGAAAGAAACTGCCCGGGATCGGCACCCCGGGGCACAGGCACACGGACAGGGCGTTCATCCGGGAATGGCGGACGATGACCCGGAACCGGCGAAGGTAATTCCTTTCGCCGGTCACGGAATAGGGCGTCCCCGGCCGCTCGTAGGGAAGTTCCTCGAAGCTGTGGAAATGCGGGTCGCCGCTGAAGTCCCTGCGGTCCGGCACGGCCTAGCCCCCCCCGAAGTCCCCGGCAACCAGGGGACGGCCTTCCTTCTGCCGCTTGCCCAATTCTTCCGCCACCCGGCCCAACCTGTCCTTGATGTCCCGGTGGTGCCCGTTAGCCTCTTCCAGGGCCGCCTCGATGGACTTGGTGCCCTGGTTCTGGGCGTCGGCGATCACGTCCCCGGCCTCCTTGGTGCCGATCATGACCGCGTTGGGACTGGGGGCCGCTTGCATGTACGGCTGAAGGATTTTATCGGCCTCGACCGCCTGCATTTTCAGAAGTTCCTCCGGGGACAGTGCGAACGGGGCACCCTCCCTGATGAGTCGGAACTTATTCTCCAACTGTTCAAGGGGGGTCAACCCCTCCAGCATGTTCTTGCGCAGGTCGTCCACCAGCTTTTGGGCCTCTTCGCTGACGGTGATGGTCAAATCCTTCTTGTCCGGGATTTTCGGGGCCAGGGTGCTGCCCACCCCGAACGCCTGGGGTCGGGTGACGGTGCCGGGGACTCCTGGGGCGTTTCTGGCCGCCCAGGCCCACGCGCCTAGGGCTTCCTGGTCGAAAGCGTTGGCCGGTGCCGCCGCCGCCAAGGCGAACCCCTTCCGCAACAGCGGGACGGCGACCTGCCCCACGGCCTCGTTAACAACCCCCTGGAGCACGGGAACCATCGCCGTGCCCGTCAGCCCGCCGGTCAGGCGTCCGAACGCGCCGATCCCGCCGGCACCCATCTGGCCGAACGCACCGACCTGGGCCTGGGCACCGGCCGTGCCTGCCGCCAACCCTTTTTCGATGACCGTGTCCAGTTTGGTCGCCGCCATCTCTGCCTGCCCGGCCAGGGATTTGAGGCTGTCCGTGATCTGGTTAATGACTGTGTTCCGCTTACTTTCCCTTTCCAGACGTTCTCTTTCCGCCTTGCGGATGGCCTCATTGCCGGGGCCGAGGTTGGAAATTTCGGAGAACTCTAGCGGGGTTTCCGCGGTAGACTTCAAGCTGTCCAGCAGCTTCAGGCTGTTCAGCGAGTCGATCATGAACGGGATCGCCAGTGTCGCCAAGTTAAGAATGAGTCGCGTCACCTGTCCGAGTGTCTGCAAGATCGTGTCCCCCATTTTCACGAAAGCCTGTCGGACGTTATCCAACCCGGTCGGCGTCAGGTCGATCGTGCCGATAAACTCTTCAACCGCAAGGATGAGTTGTTTCCAGTACGGGACGGCCGCCTGGAACAGTCCGGTGAAGGCAGCCTGGACCGCCTTCAACAACCCGATCAGCTTTTCCAACACCGCCGGGGCGTTTTCGCCCACGAAGTCCCCGACCCTGCCGATCATGCCCGACACGTCGAACCGCTGGAACACCGCCTGCCCCAGCTTCGCCCCCAGGATTTCCAGCTTGTCGATCAGGTTCGACCACGCCCCGGCCACGGTCTTGGCCTGCCGTTCAGACATCTGGAAGAACCGACCACCCGCGCTGGTGATGCGTTCAAGCGTGTCGATCACCGCCTGGGCCGGGACCGCCCCCTCGCGCATCATCTCCCGCAACTGCGGGACGGGAATCCCCATCGTCTGGGCGATGTCGGCCACGCCCACGCCGGCCGCCGCGAACTGCCGCATCCGCTGGCCGGTCAGCTTGCCTTCCGCCACGACTTCGGAAAACGCCAGGGTCAGCCGCCGCAGCCGGTCCACGTCACCGGCTGCCACGTCGCCCAGCATCCGCATCGAATTGGTCACGTCTTCAAAAGGCACGCCCATCGCCAGGAGCGTCTGGCTGATGTCCACCATCTGGCGGAGGTTGTAGGGCGTCTGGACCGCCAACTGCTGCATCTCGGCGAACAGTTGGTTGCCCTTGGACGCCGACCCGGTAAACACCTCAAAAGCGGTGCCGACCCGCTGGAATTCGGACGCCAGGGACACGACACTGGCGACCACATTCTTCGCCGCACCGGCTGCGGCGTCGAACGCCTTTTCCAGTGCGTTGACGGCCAAGGTGATTCCCTGGACCAGTGCGGCGGCCTGGCCGCCGATACCGGCCCCGACCAGCGACCCGACGCCGTAGCCGACACCGGTGCCGATCACCTGCCCAGCCAGCATACCGGCCGGGCCGCCCGCGAACATGCCGACCGACCCACCCACCGCACCACCCAGGCCGCCGCCGATGTTGCCCCCCATGCCAGCGCCGCGGATCGCCCCGCCCAGGATCGGGCCGAAGAACGGGACGGTGTGACTAATCGTGGTGGCCAGACTGTTGGCGATCCGGTCGGCCAGTGACATCATGTCCCGGCCGAACTGCACCCAGGACATCCTGATGCGGGTAAATGCCTGTTCGGTCGCGTGGGCGGCCCCCCGTGCGGCCTGGGCCTGTGCCCGCAACTGACGCTGGATTGATCGTTGCAAAGCCTCGTTGGCGGCCCGGTCGGCGGCGACGGACGGGCCGCCCAACACGCCCGCCGCCGTCAGGTCACGGGTCCGCATCCCCAGGGCGGCATTGTCCCTAGCTGTCTGTTCGTCAAGTAACTTCTCCAGTCGGGCTTGGCGGACGGACGGAATCATACCCAACTGGACGTCGGTAGCCCCCCGGCGTTCGCCCTGCTCCAAAAACCGCCGGAATTGTTTTGAAGCGTTTGTGACGGCATCCCCGACCTCCCCCACGGCCGTCTTGACTTGCCCGGCCGCGTTGATCCAATTGCGTGCGAAGTTGGCAGCGTGGGTGCCGGAATCTTTGGCGGCTTTTTCCAAAGAGGTTTGTATGCCGGGTGCCGCAAGGGTTCCCCCACTGCCGAACGCCTGAACCATCCTCGCCACGGCGGCGGCGGTGTTGCCGGCGGCAGTGCCTAAGTTGTTCACCGCTTGCGTGGTGGCGTTGGATTGTCCGGCGACTTGGCCGAACGTCTGCCCCAACCTGGCCATGATCGCCAGCAACCCGTCCGCCGCGCTGGACGCCTGCTGCATGGGCATGGTCCAGCCGCTAATGTCGCAGATCAGGCGCTGGATCAGGTCGGGGAGGTCCACGGGTCACTTCTTGTTGGGGTCGTAGCCCACCGCCGCGAACCACTTGGCCTGGGACGCGGCGGTCGCCAGGGCGACCTGTTCTTCGCGGCGTCGCTTGCGGTCCGCCCCGCGGGCCAGTCGTTCGCGGCGGGTCCGTCGCTTCTTGACCTTGACCGCCCCCGACTTCTTGGCCAGTTCGTCGGCCAGGAAGTCGTCCAGTTGTTGGCGGATTTCCACCTTGCCGCCGAACATCCCGGCCACCGAGGCGATCAGGACGTAGACCATGTGGGCGATCTTGGCCAGTTGCCAGTCCTTGCGGTCGTGCGTCAACCACTGGTCGGACTGCTCCTTTTGGATCAGCCACTTCCACCAGCAGAATTCGACCGCCCCCATGTTCAGTTCGCGGATCGGGCGTTTCAGGCGGTCGGCGACCTTCAGCAGCCAGAATTCCGGCCCGCCCGCCTCTAGTCTTTTCCCTCCTCTTCCTCTACCTTCCGCAGCAGGGCGTTGTGCTCCTGGCAGATGTAGAACAGCCGTTGCTTGATGTTCGTGCCCCAGCCGTTGATGACGTCCTTGTTCACCCGCTTGTTGTCGGGGCCGTACAGGCAGAGGTGGATCAGGTCGGCGTGCATCCCCTCGTAGTCCTGCTTGACGGGCTTGCCGTCCACCACCTGGACGCGCCGGCCCATGCGCCGCATGACCCAGGCCAGGTCCTTGTCGCCCAGTTCGCGGACTTCGTGGCGTTCGGGCTGGCCGTCCTTCTTCGTGCGAATCCAGACGGGCCTGGGTTCGACGTGCGTCTCCAGCACGTCGTACAGGTCTTCCTTCGGCTTGCCGTTCGTCAGTTGGACGTCAACGGTCGTGGTTTCCGTTCGGATGTCTTCGCTCATAAGTTTCTTTCATCCCCCATTTTCGGAATCTTGCCCGTCTCAGGCGCGGGCGGTAGGTCGGTGTCCATCTTCGGGAACCTCTCGGTCGTGGTGGTGGCCACCGTCTGGATCACCTCTTTGCGGATTTCTTGACCGGTCTCCGTGAGTTTGTGCTGTATCTTGTCCCCGGTCCGCTCCAGGTCTTTCTGGGCCTGACCGATCCTGCCCGTGGTCAGGGCGCCGACCTGCTTGATGATGGTCAGATACTCGTCGGTCTTCTTCTCGACGTAGTCGAGGTGTTTGGCGAACCGGCGCCTGTTTTGCGCCGAGATCACCAGCAGGGTGGTAATCATCAGGACACAGGCGAGGTTCAGTACGAAATTAACCCAGTCGAGGATTTCAGCCACCGGCCCCCCCGCCTTCCCCCGGCTTCGGCTTCCCTTCCGTCAGGTCGCGGAAGATGATGAAGGGGACGAAGTCGATCCCCTTTTTGACCATCAACTCCTCATAATTCCTCATCCTAACTTCCAGGTGTTGGACGTGGACCTTCAAATCCAGGTTCCACCGCTTCTGGGCGATGTTGTCGGCCAGGACGTTCTGATAGTCCTCGCGGCACCTGTCGTTCTCCACTTCCAGCTTGTCCACCTTGTTTTCCAACTTCTTGATCTGGGCGTCCTGGTCCCGGACCAACTTCTTGCGGGCGACCTCGATGGAATTGTCGATCCGCTGCTGGAAGTCGAATTCCGCCTCGGCCGCCTTTTGGTTGGCCTCCATCTCCTCCCGGCTGATCTTGGACTTACCCTGTTTCCACCGGATGGCCCCGGCGACCAACTTCGTGAATATCACCCCGATCGCGGTCCCGACCGCCACCCCGACGGCGACGTAGCGGCCGATCTGGACCTCGGTCAACTGTGTATCGGCGAGTGGGATTGACCAAAACCACATTCCGCCCCCTTCCTGACCGGGCAACCCCCGTCCGACGGAAAAACACTACGACGGCGCGGCGTACAGCGGGGCGATCTCCGCACCCGTGGCGTCCTGGTTGGACGGGATCACCGTGAAGTTCACCGTCGGCGGCTCGCCCTCCTTGTGGGGGTTGGGCTTGAACTCGTCCAGCCAGCCCCAGAAGGTCAGCGTCCCGCCGTTGGGGAACGTGACCACGATGCGTCCGTTGGTCCGCAACAGGGCCGCCAAGTTGGCCCCGTAAAAGATCGGGTCGTACTGGGCCACGCCCGTGGCGTCCGTCAGCGTCGATAGCTTCTTCGGCTGGCGGGTCCGCCACGCGATGTTCCGCATGGTCGTCGTGTCGTTGGCACCGCCCCCGGCGGCCCCGGGGGGTGCGATGGTCTGCTCCCACAGTGAAGCCCCGGTCGCCCCGTCGAAGGTGATGATGGTCGAAAACCCGTCTTTGAGTCGTGTGCCGTCGGGCATGGTTACGGACCCTCCGCGAAGGACAGTCGGACGTTAACGCTGTACAGCCACCGGTTGGACTGCTCTTCCCTACCCATCGGCGTGGGGGGGATGTACACGTGCGCCCCCTTCAGCCGGTAGGTGTTCCCCCCCACGACGACCGTCGGGTTACTGGGCGTCGTGCCCGTGATGACCCCGACCGGGTTACATAAGCCTTCGACCTGCACACACTTGTCCCAGGCCACGTCCGCGTCCAGCGTGCCCCGGACGGTGACGATGACCGTCTGGGTCTGGCTGTTGTCGCCCGTGTGCAGGCGGCCGTGGACGACGGCCCCGGTGTCCTGGACGCTGACCCAGCGGTCGTGCGTGCTGACAGGCAGCGGCCCCGCCACGACGCCCCAGCCCGTTCCCGTGGGCGTGCTGAACACGCCCACGCCCTGGTCCACAAGGTACTGGGCGAATATCCGGGCCGGGCGGTCGTTCATCGCTAGTCCCGCATGGTCCGGGGCCGGCGGGGCACGGCGACCCCGCGGACCAGCCGCTTGCCCATCTGCCGCACCGCCTTGCGGGTTTCCGCCTGGACGGCCGGCGGGGCGGGGTTCAGCGACCGGCCCCTGTCGAACGCCGGCACCGTACCGAAGCCGGACTTGACCGCCGTACCGATCGCCCAGGACACCTCACTTTTTGTTTCCCTGACCGCCAGTTCCAGGAACTTCGCCCGGGTCGGGGAAGCATGGTTCTTCGACACGTCCTCGTGGACGAACACGGCGTAGGCCATGTCGAAGGTGATTTCGACCCGGATCAGTTCGTCCCCCTCGGGCAGGCTGACGCCGCTGTGCGTCCGCAGCCGGCCGGTTTCCACCGGACAGTAGTAGCGGGCCTTTTCCAGAATGATTTCCCCGCCACGCTGGAGCGCCTGCCTGACCGTGAACGGCATCTGCTTTTGCAGATGTTCCATCTGCTTTTGCGTGGCCAACAGTCGGGCCTGGAACCCGGTATCTGTGAATTTCAAACCCATGTTACAACCAAGCCACTCTCAAGAATTCCGTCGCCCGGAGGTTGGGAATCTTACTGAACTTTCGGATTTCAAACGCCCCGGGGTTGGCGAACGGTTGCGTCGTACTGACCGCGTCGGCCAGGCTCCCCAGCCACAGGACGCCTTCCTCTTCCAGGTCTTCCCCGGCGTAGACCTTGCTGCGGGACACGATGGTTTCGCCGGACCGGGTCGTCACCGCCTCGTTGATATCCTCCCACCGCACCGCACGGTCGTCTTTCAGTTCCACCACGGTCCCGTACACCCGGTTGCCGTCCGCGTCGATGCCGCCAGGAGACCAGTAGAGGGCATTTTGATAACGGCGTCTGAGCACCCGCATCAGAACGCCTCCAGTTCCGTCCCCAGCCAGGTCGTCCCGGCCGTGCCCTGGGCGCCCAGAGCGGCCTTGACCACCTTCAGGCTGTTGTTGATGGCGGCCAGGTTGCCGGCGCTGTCGAAGAACATCGCCATCTGGCCGTACTTCGTGTTGTTCAGGAACAGGTCCACGGCCACCCGCTCGTACTGTTCCTGCGTGCCCCCGGAAATCCCTTCCTGCGAAGTCCGGGGTCGCATCACGTCGTACAGGTGGGCGGCCAGCCACCGCTCGATAAACTCCAGCCGCGCGTCCGAATACCCGCTGCCGGTGCAGTGGGCGGTCACGAGGTCGTTCGCCCCGTCGATGAACGGGTTCACGTCGTCACCGGGTTCGATCCCGATGACGCCCCCGACCAGTTCTGCGGTGGTCCGGGCCACGGTCTACTCCGTCGCGTCCTTGATGAACGCCGCCACGTCCTCCTTGCGGGTCAGTTCGTCCTCGTTGATGGGGCTGCCCGTGTCGTCCTTGTCGTAGACGCGGTACTGGCGGCCCTGCTTGAAGACGACCATGTCGGCGTCCCTGGCCCCGTCGAACTCGTCGGTGACGTCCTCGCCCTGCGCGCCGGTCTGCATCTGGGCCTGGGCGTCCGCCCCGCCGGCGCGGGTCTTGGTCAACTGTTCCACCGCGGCCAGGTCCGTGTCCCGCGTGAACTGCGTCGCCTGCCCGTGGGGCAGCCGCTCCGCCAGCGGGGCGTCTTCCAGGCCCGCCCGGTCGAACGCCGGGCGGTAGTCCCGGCCCGGGGACGTGCCGCCGCCCAGGTAGCGGAACTTGTTCATGAACACCTGGTCCAGCCGCTTCGTGTGCGTGACGACGGTTTCCTGGTCGCGGCTGTACACGTAGTTGACCCCGTTCTCGTCCCTGAATTCACCGGACAGGAGGACGAACTCGTGGACTTCCGTGGACTGCCGCCCCGGCATCGCCGCACGGGCCTCGGCCTCGGCTTCCGCGGCCTCTTCAGCCGCCTGGCGGGCCATCGCCGCCCCGCGTTCGGCCTCGTCCCGTTGCTGCTGCTGTCGCAACAGTTCCGCCTCTTGGCCGCGGGCGGTGCGGGCCACGTTGTCTTCCGCCGGGGGCGGGGCCGGTTGGGACCGCTGTTCCTGGGTCCGCTGCTGCCGCTGCCGCTCCTGCCCACTTTCCTGCTGCTGGGGCGAACGCGCCGTCCGGCCGTTCGCGGTTTTCGCCTTTGCCATGATCGGCCTCCGAATTAGTTAGGGTTCCGAAACTTGGAAGCCGTTAGGCTACGGCACAGCCCCATGCATAACCCCCAACTTGCCGTTGCCGTCCGCCCGGACGCGGGGCACCTGGATGCACAACACCTTGAAGCACTGCTCGAATCCGCCCTGCTCTTCCCATTGCACGGTGGTGATCGGCATCCCCTGGATGCCCTCGATGACGTCGGGCGTCATCTGGACGAGGATGATCTGGTAGCCGGTCAGGTAGTCCAGGTTCCGCCAGGCGGCGATCTGGGGGATGCCCTCCTGGATGCGGCGGCGGAGGCTGCCGGGGTAGGTCGTGGTGTAGTCCCGGGCGAGGTACTGTTCCCAGGAATTACTGTAGTAGGCGATGTATGGGCCGTAGTAGAAGTTGTTCTGGAGCGTCTGGATCATGTCCAGAAGCTCTGCCAGCGTCGTGCCGCCGTTGGAACCGGTCGGGGCGGTCAAGACCTTGGTGAACCGCGTCGGGTGGTTAATCAGTCCGTAGATCGTGCCGCCCGCGTAGGTGTAGGACGACGCCGTGCCCAGGGTCAACTGTTCGACCGTTTCCGCCACCTTGCGGCTGGACAGTTCGATGTTGGTCGTGTCCAGGGGCAGGCCGCCGTTACGGCTGACGGCGATTTCCCTGGCGCTGAAGCTGCCGTCACTGTGAATCACCGGCAGCGGGATCAGCGCCGTGTCCAGCGTGGGCCGCGACCGTTCGCCCTTGCGGATCGGGTCCATGCTGATCGTGGCGCTGGCGTCGCCGGTCGCCACGGCGTGTTGCAGGGCGATCGTACCCATGCCGTTGGGGATGTTGACCGGGTTGGTGCCGTACACGTCGCCCCACAGCCGCAGGCGCTGCTTGGCGGCGAACCGCACCCGCTCGTCAATCCGCAGCCAGTCCTCCTGGCGCAGCGTGGCGGGGGCGTTGGTCAGCAGGTTTTGCCGGCAGGGGACGGGTTTACCCAGACTGTTGAGCAGCAGGGCGCCGGTCTTTTCGTCGGTCCGGTACTTGACCGAACCGTCCGGGTTCTTGACGTTGATCGTGATGCAGTTGCGGCCGGTCGGTCGGCCGTACTGGTCCAGTTCGACCCAGGGACGCAGCACGTCCGGGTCCATGTTTGCCGCCAGGAGTCGTTGCAGGGAACTGCCCGACCCCAGGCCGTTAAGAACGAGTTGGAAGGACATGTATAACCTTTCAAGTGTTGGGTCAGGCACGCCCCCCCAAAGGCGTGGACGCTACTTCGATTACCAGCGGCCGACGCGGACGCGCAGGCGCTGGGCCGCGGTGCCCTGGGGGACGGCCTCCAGGGACGTGAACTTCAGGGCGCCGGTGCCGGCGCCCGTGACCTGCAAGGTGCCGTCGCCCTTGCTGGACAGCACGCTGCCGATGGCGGCGGTGCCCCCGGTGGGCGACAGGAAGGCGTAAATCTCGTCGCCCAGTTGTGCCCGGTGCATCCGGACCTTGTCCCCGGATGCGTAGGCGTTGTCGATGGTCTTGCCCTGGAAGCTGTCCTCGATGGCGAACACCGCCTCGCCGCCGCCCCAGATGGTGCTGTGGACGACGACGGCACCGTTGCTGTCCATCTGGATCAGGTGTCCCGGCGTGATGGCGCCCGCCGCGGACGCCTCGTCGTAGCGTTCGGACAGGCCGTTGGCCTTCAACACAATAGTGTTGGGTGAGGGCATGTTGAAAATCTCCTATCTAGTAAAAGTAAAAGCCCCCAGTTACTTCGCGTAGGCCGACGGGAAGTCCATTTCTACGGCCGGCAGGGGCGGGGCGGTCACGGCCGCCTGGTTGACCGCCGGCGCCCCGCCGCCGGCACCGCCATAGTTGGGCAGCGGGGCCTGGCCGTTCAGGAACATGGGCGGGTTGTCGGCAGAATTCTGCACGTCGATGCCCGCCAGCGCCGCCAGGCCCCGGAGTTCCTGGATCGTCCGGGACTCGTGCTTCAGGTATTCCGGCGTGAACACGTTGCGGGGGGACTTCTGGATGTTGGCGATCAGCCGCTCCCGCTCCTGGGCGACCATGTTCAGGCTGTCCTGCAACACCTCGCGGATGCCCGGGGGGGCGTTGGCGATGTACTGCTCTTTGGTCAGGGCCGGTTGCGGCTGCTGCCCGGCGTTGTTCGTCGGCGGCGGGGGGTTGGGCGGGGCCGCCGCCGGGGTCGCCTTCACGGCCGGAATCTTTTCCACGATGGGGTCCGGCAACCCCTCCAGCGTCGCCCGGTCCGCCTCGGCGTAGACGCCGTTGGCGATCAGGGCGCTGACGTGCGCCTTCTTGTCGAATGCCACAGGTCGATCCTCCACTTTGGGGGTCAGGCCCCCGGCCCCGTCCGCCACGAGCGTTTCGTTCGCCGTGACGTACTCGGTTTTCCGAACCACCTCTTCCGCCTCGCCCACCAGGGCGACGGCGTCCCCCTTGTTCAACTTGTACTTGATCATGTACCTGGTGTCGCCGCCCTCGTAGCTGTACGACTTGCAGAAGACGCACCGGTCCTTGTACACCTCCTCGACGTGTCCGGGCCAGTACTTGCCCGGCTCGCCGTACTTGTTCGCCAGCAGGTCGGAAAGCTGGCGGTGGATGTCCCCGAAGGACAGTTCGTTGTTGACGATCTTCGCCCCCAGGGGCCGCAGCGCCGCTTCCATGCTTCGGGTCAGGACTTGCTGCGTCCGTTCCGGTTCCCGGCCCTGGTTGACGGTCAGCATCCCGCCGCCCTGGGCGATGCTGTACGCCCCGACCTTGTCCGGCAGGGCGGCCAGGTGGTCGGGCTTGTACCGGCGGACGATGCCGGAATAGTCCTTACCGTTGTGGACCCCGGCCTTGGTTTCCAGGTCCATGAACAGGCCGGTGGACACTTCGACTTGCTTGCCGTCGTTCAGGGCGGTCAGGATTCGGGCGTCCACCGACTTGGCCCGCTCCTCGTCCACCCAGCATTCCGCCCGAAGTTTGTCGTCGTACCGGGCGTTGAGCATCATCCCGATGCCCCGGGCGTCCAGGACGCTGGGGTTGCAGGCGCTGATGGGCGCGCCCTGGTCGTCGGTCGGGTGGTAGACCACGATCGGCTTGTGGTTCCACAGGGGCACGGACTCGGCAATCTCCGTACCCGGGTAATAGACCGGACCGGCGCTGCCGGTGATGACGTCTTCCGCCAAGATGGCGGCCGGGGCCACGACGTAATCCCGGCCGCCCATCTTCTCGCGACGGACGCCACCTTGCAGGTTGAAGACGATGCGCTGGTATGGCATGGTGCCCCCTACCCCTGTCGGACTTCTGCCGGGCCGGGCGGACGGGACTCGTCGGACTTCTGCTGGGCGGGTTGCGCCTGGGCGGTGCGTCGTGCCCGCTGCTGTGCCGGTTCCGGCTCGTGGGCCGCTTCACGCGCGGCCTGCGCCTCGCGGGCCTGGGGCGGCTCCCCACGGCCGACCGCGTCCAGGACTTTGGTCGTCAGGTCGGACACCTCTTGCAACAGGTCGGCCTTGGTCCGCTGGCCGCCCGGCGTCCGCTGGGCCTGCGCGGGTTGGGCGCCTTCCACCTGAAGGGCCGACGCCACTTCCCTGTGTAGTTTTTCCAGTTCGCCGACCCACTGCTGCGAGTCGGCGTCCAGGGCCGGCGGGCCGCCGCCGGGGGAAAACTGGATCATGCCCCCGTACTGCTCGATGAACCGGCCGAACATGCGGGCGCCCTCGGCCACCCGCTCCATAGCCTCGGCGATGGTGTACGCCGTCTGCGGCCCGGCCGACACCAGGGTGTCCTTGGCCATCCGCAGAACGGACAGAATATTGAAGATATAAGCACCCATCATTGTATCCCCGTTCGGGTGTTGGGACGGTTTACAGTTCGCCCTCGCAGCAGGCGACGCCGCACTCGGCGACCTCCTTGATGCACTCGAAGTGACACTTCGCGTGGTCCAGGGCGGCGTCACTGTCGTAGGTCTCGTCGCCCTTGGGCGCGCGGGCGGCCTGGGGCTGGGACTTGAACATGGCGACCAGCGCCCGGATGATCTCGAACAGTTTGACCCAGTCGATGTTGCCCCAGTCAATCTTGCCAAACCCGGCGTCTTCCAACGTCTTCTTGGCCTGTGACTTCGTCATGTACGTTCTCCGTTAAAGTAAGTCGCCGACCGGCGACGAAACTAGCCTCAAGAACTACAACCGGCACCGCGAAGGCGTCCACCAAACCGCATCAAGGGTGCCGCCCGGAACACCGGTGCGGCGACGGCACGCAGGGGTGCCGTCATGATCGGGAACATCGCGGCCGGGGCAGCTTGTGGGGCGTCCACCGACCACCCGCCCCGGACCACGGCCCGACGTTCCCGCCAGTTCCGCAATGCCCGACGTACCGACGGGACGTGCCCGAAGTCGGGACTGCCGGTCGTCCACTGGGTGATGTCCGCCACGCGGTCAAGACCCCCCTGCCCGTCCGGCACGGCCACGACGATGGTGTTTCCCGCTACGCCCGGGAACGTCGGCGTCAGGTGGTGGACGCACTCGGCCAGTTGGGCCATGCACGCCGGGCAGACCACGTCGCCGGTGCCGGCCCAGACCACGAGTGGCTTGCCCTCGGCCAACGCCTTCGCCCTGGCTTCCGGGTATCCCAACTTCTCCGACACGGTGTTGGACACCAGCATGTCCTGCTCAGGCTCTTTGTGTGACCGGTGCGCCTGGTAAACGGCCTGGGCCAGTTCGTCCTGCGGGGGGAACTCCCCGGCCCAGGCCCCCACCTGCGTACACCCGAACGATGCCACGCTAGCAATCACGATCAGTTTGGTCAACTTTTTCACGACAAATCCCCTTCCGTATTAGGTGACAGTTGTTCAGGCAGCCTTCTTGCGACGCCGCCCGCGCTTTTGCATCGACGGCGATATCAACCGGAACGAAACGGCGCCGTCGGGGATCGCCTTGTTGCCGCGGAGGATACCGCAGCCGTTGTCGCCCCAACCCTTCCAACTGTTCAGAATCCGCAGCCCGAAGCTGCCGGGTTCTACCTCCACCACGTCCAGGGCGCACACGCTGTGACCCCACCAGTTGAAGTCCACCGGGCACGGGCAGCCCATCAGCAGACAGGTCACGACCTGGGCGAAGGTCAAATTCTGGTCGTAGACGTTGACCGTCAGGTCCACCCAGTCCTCGACCACCTTGTACTTGGCGGCGTTGGCCCGCATCGCAGGCGTGTCGTACTTTAAGTTGCGGCTGCCCTGGGGCCAGAGTTCCTGGGACGGGACGCCAACCTCCCTGGCGAATTTGGCGGACAGTCCGCACCAGCCGCCCTCGTCGCGGCCGTTCTTGATAATGGCGGCGATTGCGTAAGCAGACAGCGGAACGTATGTTTCATTTTGCACGGCACGCGCAACCATAATTGCATGTGTCGTGCTGTGGGACCAGCAGTATCCGTTCGATCCCTGGTCGAGGTAGGGGATCGGCTGCCCGTTCATGCCGACGTTACGGAGGTCGGACAGCCGGGCCTTGTTCTTTTCCTGCTCCTTGATCCGGTCGGACCACTCCGACTTCGGGATGACTTTCATCTCCGACGGCAACGCCTGGAACGTATCCCGGGGGGTTTCCAGATAGTCCCTGGGCAACAACCCCTTGCGGACGTTGTCGGGGAAGGCGTAGACGGCCGACTTCGGGTCGTCGTCAATTACTGGCTCACCGCGGTTCGGTCCCATGTCAACTTGCTCCGATATTCGGTGGGCCTTTCTCAGACCCCCTTGGGGTGACAGGATGGCCGAATACGTTCTCCGGGGTGTATGCGTCGAACCCCTTCCTGATAAGAGGCTGAGGCCCTTCCGGTTTGGGAATATCCGGCAACTCAAGGTTGTTGTCGTACCACGCCACGTCGGAGGCTTCGACCCTTTTTTGGCCGGGGATTATTAGAATGTGGTCGCCGCGGAAGTCTGCGAAGTAAAACCCGTAACCCTCTTCACCGACTAATACGACACCGCCCCAGTGCCAAGTGTCGGGCGGCAACGGTCCTTTCTTCCAGGCCATGTCAATTCCCTCCATATTTGCGTAAGAGTGTCATGGTTTCGGCGATGGTGGCCGGCAGTGGCCCCCAACCCCAGGTTAAAGCCATCTCATTCCAGCAAGCACTTTTTTAATTGTGCCCACCGACACCCCAAACTCGACAGCCAGTTGTAATCTTGTAACCCTCTTTGGAATGTATCTCTTCCTTATTTCACTAGCCTTTTCGACAGACAACTTAGAACGCCCGTTCAATTCTCCTTTATGATTACCGCCACGGCCCTTGCGTTCCCGATCAGCTACATTGTCCGCGTTCGTCCCAAGGAATAAATGATCCAACTTAACACACGCCGGATTGTCACACTTATGACACACACAAAAACCAAGAGGAATTTCAGACATTTGCAAAGCATACATGACACGGTGTGTGGATCGATACTTCCCCTTACGACCCCCTATTTTAATCACACCATACCCCCAAGAATTTCGATGGCCCTGCCACTCCCAACAACCAGTCTTGTCGTTGACTTTAACACGTCGCAAAATCCTTTGTAGAATGTCTTCAGGCATAGCAACCTCCTAAACAGGTTGGTGTGTTCAGATAGGAAGATATGTAGTAGCATATCTTCCTATCGTTATCTATCAATCCCCGTACTTTTTCAAAAGGGTCATCGTATCCGCAATAGTAGCAGGTAATGGGCCTTCATATCCTCCTTTACCCGGACGACTGACTACGATCCAGGGTGTAGACTTCCTAGGGCGGGCGAAGGCGTCCTGCCAGACCTGCGGCGCCCCGGCCGGGTTGGTTGTGGTCTTCCAGACCCGGTAGTTGTTGCCCTTGGCCCGGAGGTACTCCCGGATTTCCGTGGACTTCAGCACGTCCGCCTGCGACTGCGGCAGGGACGCCATCTGGGCGTCGTCGTAGACTATCAGGACGTGTAACCCCTCCGCGGGGATCGGCGGCTTGTCGTCCGGACCAGGGGGCGGCGGGACAGGCGGGTCCGGCGGCTTAGGCGGGTCGGGGGGCGGCGCGCCACCGACCCGCACGTCGTGGAAGGCAAAGTCCATCAGGGGCACGTCCGCGCCGGCCGGGGTGATCCCGATGGACACGACGAAGAATACGTAGTTACCCGCCACGGGTGCCGTGGCCAGGCCGACGACCATCGACCCGTCGTCGGACTTCAGGGTGACGATCGGAAGTTTGACAGGGCCGCGGGCGACGCCGAACTTGACCTTGCCCACGGACCCGCCGCTGTTCAGGAGGATCGCCTCGCCGACCGCCGCGGTCGCGGGGCCGGACAGCTTGGCCACCGGGGCGTCCTGGGCGTAGGCACCCCCGGCCAGGAACAGTAATGTCAGGGCAGCCTTCCTCACGGCCGACCCCCTTCCGCGTCGGCCTCGGCGAACATCGCCTTAGCCTCTTCTTCAGTCGTTTCCGACCCCACGTCCAGGACGGCGTTGACCATCCGGGGGCCGACCATGCCGCGAAGTTCTTTATCCTTCATTTCCTTTTGAATGGCGCGGCGGACGTGCCAGCGGCCCAGCACGCCAGGCCGCTTGGCCATTGCGGGCAGTTCCGCGGGCGGCTTCTTGCACGCCTGGATCGCCTTGATGACCTCCATGACGACCTGGGCGATCACCAAGATCATCGCCGGGTCGAACGCAAACCCCGGGTCCACAGGTTCCAGCTTCCGTGCGACCTTCTGGGCCTTGTCCTCGATTACACTCATTTATCGCCCCCCAAATGAAACCGGCCGGCGCGGAGTTGAAGTAACTCCCGCACCGCAACCGGGTCGCCTTGTTTGATCCTGTCGAGTGCAAATTCCTCCAGTTCCTTGTAAGCCTTGATCCGCGCCGCCGCGTCAGACGGCTTCCTGACCTTTTCCTTGTCGGCCTGTTCCCGTTCGTCGCCCTCCCAGACCTTGCCCCGCTTCTCCCCGTCCACGCTGGTGTAGCGACCGCCGCCCGTGGTCGGGAACGGCCACCAGTAGGGGGCGCGGCTGTTGGCGACCCGCCACCCGGACCCGGACGGCATCAGCACCCCCACGTCCGAATCCAGGCCCCGGATTTGGAAGTTGTCGCCCCAGAGGTAACTGCCGGTGACGGGGTTGCTGTTCCTGACCACCGTGTCGATGACCCGACAGTCCCGGCCGCCCATCGAGAACGGCGACCCGTTGCCCCAGCCCCGGTCGTAGCCGAACCCTTCGACCCGGCAGTTGCGGATTTCGATCTGGCTACAGTTGACGTGTCCCTGCACGCCGTGGACGCCGTTGACGGTCATGACCAGCGTGTCGGCCACGCTGACCTTCGTGCAGGACTCCTCGAAGTTCACCCCCGCCACCCGGCAGTTGCGTACATTCACGTCGTGGCAGGCGTTGATTCCCATACCGCCGAAGCCCGGCGCATCCACATCATGGATGTTCAGGTAGCCGGCCGTGCCGAAGGCGATCGACACGCAGTCGCCGCACGCCACGCGCCGCAGGGTGCAGCGGACGGCGAACTTCAACACCAGCGGGTTGGACGCCAGGTTGACCGGGTTGTCCAACGCCAGGTCTTCCAGGTTGAAGTCGGCCAGCCAGGGGCCGAGCAGGCAGGAAGCCTTGGCGTAGCTCCGGCCGACGGGCCGGTCCAGGAGGAGTTTCTTCCCCTCCTTGCCAGTAACCTTGCGGAACTCGCCAGTGACCTCCATGCCAAACTCCGGGCCGCTGGTGACGTAGACGTCCATGCCGCGGCGGTACTGGTCCAGGTCCGACTCCTTGACCGGCGTGACGAAGGCGTCCCCCTCCTTCACGTCATGAACGGCCCGGCCGTGGACCCACTTGAGCATGTCCTCCGTGCCCGACGGGACGCCCTGCTCGAAGTAGACGCGGCGGGCCGCCCGGTCCACCTTACTGATGACCAGGCGGCTGTACTCCATCTTGTCGTCGTACCACTGGCCGTTCCAGGTCAGTGCGTAGCAGACCTCACCCTCGCGGAACTGCGACAGGTCTACCGGGACGCCCGCGAGCCACGGGTACGTCTCGGGAATGTGAACAGAGTCTTCCTCCAGGCCGTCGAAGGGTTCGACGTAGGCAGTCGCCTCGGGGTACGCGACCAAAGTGCAATTGTCCAGGTACGGCGACGCCGTGTACTGATTTCTAAGGACCGTTCCGACGCCCCGTCCCCGCAGGGTTCCGCGGCTGTGTCGTTGATCGAGCTTGACGGATCGGTCCAGGAAGTAGGTGCCGTTGTCGAGTTGTACCGTTCCACCCCCGAGTAGTCCATTTTCGATCGCCTCCCGGTTCGCCCTGGCGGTGTCGAAGTCCTGCCGGTCGGGCACGGGTTGCGCCAAAGGAGCCCGGGGCGGGGGCCGGTGGGCAGTGGGGGGCTGCCCGACCAGACCCGCCAGCCCCAGGCCCAGACACATGCAGGCACAACTGGTGTAGACCAAAAGGCCCCAGAATTTATCTTGCCTAGTCATCACTTCCCGTTCCTGTAGGCCACGAATACGGCGGCCAGTCCGTTCGGACACTCAATCTCCCCGCGGGTCGTCGTCAGGACGCGGAAGGGCGCCCCGCCCGGGGTGACGGGCACGGGCCGCCACTCCATCGGCACGTACTTGTCCTTGGCCATGCGGACCTTGAGGATGCTTCCGGACTCGAAAGCCATCTCGAAGTCGAAAAAGCTGCCGTTGAAATTCCCCGGGGCGGGCGGTGCCTGCTCGTTGAACGACCGGTAGCCAGACAGGTTCGACGCCTCCCCGCCGACACCGCCCTTCAGACACCGCAGGCAGTTGGCCCAGTCGTCGTTAAGCCGCTCCTGGGCCAGCTTGACTGACCCGGCGATCTGGTCCGGGACGTAACTGCCGCCGGGGCGGCCGATGCCGTCCGGCCAGGGCGGCATGATGTAAGGCGCCTGTGCCTTCACGCCGGGCGGCGGGAGCAGGGCCGTCACGCCGGCGTAGACGCCGACGACCCCCGCCAGGACGAACAGAAAACCGAACTTCCCCCAGGCGTTCTTCATGGCTTAAGCCTTCTGCACGTTGGTGTAGCGGCGCAGGAACTTCCCCAGGGAAGTCGTCGTCGCGTAGAAGAGTGTGGTCAAGTACCACCCCGTGGTATAGTCGGAAACTGGCGCGATCATGCCCACGTTAGCGGACACGACGTACAACTGTCCGACGGCCAGGATCGCCCCGAAGCTGATCTCCTGTTCGTCCTCGATGCCCCAGTAGTGGACGAACTGGTTGGCGCTGGCGGCGCTGATCGTGATGCCCACGCAGCGGGACGTTTCCACGCCGGCACCCGTGGCGTCGGCGCGGTACAGCTTGCCGTCGGTGGTGTTGCGGTAGACCGGCATCCCCTGGGTCAAGGTCTCGCCCGCGATGCCCTGGGCGGGAAACAGGGGGGTGGTCTGGCCCTGGGCGTCCTTGGTGGGGACGACGTTGGCCCCGGTAACAACTAAGTCCGCGATACGTCACCCCACTTTCCATCCGGTCGGCAGCGTCACGGTCTTCGCGGCCGGGTCGAACTTCACGACGAACTCCGGGCCTTCCGGCGGCTTCACCTCTAAGGGATAAATTTTTGCTATGAACAGTTTGTCACTGTTGCTGATCGTGTCGCCGCCTGGGATCGGCTTGCCGTCCTTGGTGATGCTGCCGGGCAGCCGGTAGCACATGATCGAGGTCTCGTCGGCCTCCGGGGTCGCCAGCAATGCCCGCTCCTCCAGGGGCGTCAGGACGTTCTGGACGGTCGTCCGTTCGCCCCACCCGGAATACCGCTTGAAGTAGTCCAGCGCCTTCTGGCGGTCGATCCGTTCGATCAAGGCACCTCGCATGTGCTCGTGGGGGAAGCCCAGCGTGTGCCCGGTCTCGTGGACCACGACCCGCATGAATTCCGAATCGGGGGTCTTGGCCGTGAACCCCTCCAGGTTCATGGTCGGCTGGCCGGCGGCGACGTGGTCGATGTCCTTGCCCAGATACGACCAGTACCCGCCGTCGTCCCGGGCGATGCGGACCCGGCCGCCGGTCTGGGTCCACTCGAATTTCACGTTGCCGTACTTGCCCCACAGGTTCATGTAGCTGATTATTTTGTCGATCAGGTCGCGCTTGGGGTCGTCCAGGAAGCTGACCGTCAGCCGCACGCCGTTACTGCCCCAATACTTGGAAGTCAACGCGGACAGGAACGCGGGCGGGTCGATGTCCGTCACCGCCCTGGGGGCCAAGGCCATCAACCCCTCGAACATGGGGCGGTTGACGGGGTTGACGTCGATGGCCGACAGTGCCGCTTCGGGTTGCTTGTCCTCGGGCAACTCCATGACGAAGCAACCCTGGGTCAAGTCTTCCTTCGGCCTGGGTTTGCGGGGCATTCCCAACTCCTATTTACTGCCTAGACTTCTGCGTCTTCCGGCACGCCGCGGCCGGTGACGGAAAAGTAAGTGTACATCAACTCTCCGGCCCGGTCGGTCGTGCGCCTACCCTCAGAAACTCTTGCCCCAGGGTACTTTTTTTCGACGGCGTCCCGGAACTCCTGCTCGCGCCCGGCCGGGACGATGAACTGCTTGGCAAACTTTCTAAACTTACCAGCCACCACCCACCCCCATTACGACGGCTGCCTGGCGGGCCTGCCGTTGCGGCCCCCGCGGTTGGGGTTCCCCACGCGACCGCCGCCCTGGGTCACGGCCCTGGCCTTGGCCTCGATCGCCTTCGTTTCCATGTCTTCCAGCTTTTTCATCACCGCCTGTTCGCCCCCCAGGTCTTTGATGACGGCGGCGGCCTGGGCGTCGGACAGGCCGATGACGGCGGTCAGGAACAGGCGCGGCCCCAGGACGGTGAAGACCTTGCCCGAAACGTACTGCATGAACGCCTGGGTCTTTTTCAGCGCCACGTCCGCCTGGTCCTTGTCACCCAAGGTCTTAAGGTCACGCCACTCGACAATGAACTTCTTGACACGGGGCAGACAACCCAGGTCCATCAGGCGGTTGACGAACGGGCGGACCAGCCGGGGTTCCAGGTAGTTCTTCTGCCGGCCCCGCAGCCGCTCCTTCCAGGTGCCGGCGTCCTGGGTGCTGGCCAGGTGTCCGGCCTCCGTCCCCAGGAAAATCCGCAGGGGCACCCGGATCGTGGCGCACAGCAGGGTCAACTGCTGGATCAGGTTGGGCGACGGGTCGGCCACCTGGGGGGCCAACGAACCCCACTCACCGCCCACGGCGGACAGGAACCGCTGCAAACCCTGCTGGTACGCTTCGACCTCCTGGCGGACCAGCGTCTTGTTCACGATCCCTTCCGAAATCATCTCCGGGTAGGTCTTGAACTGGTAGCCCGGGAACCCGCCCTTGTAGAACATTTCGGCCGACGAACCCGCGACCTTGCGGATGTCCATCAGACGGTTGTACACCTGCTGGCAGCGGGGCGTGCCGAACGCCTCCGACGACTGACAGTTGTCGGCGACGTGGACGACGCGGGTCCAGTGGACCTTTTCCCGGACCGTGGGCAGGCCGTTCGACGCGCCCGCCACCGACACCCCGTGCCGGGCCAGGGGATCGGCGAAGTCGATCGTGTAGAACCGCGGCATCCCGAACCGGGGGTTGCGGCGGTCCGTCTCCCACTCGTCCACCTTGACGGCCGTCTGGTCGAAGGCCCGGATGTAGAGCAGCTTCGACTGCCGGGCGTTGGCCCGGGTTTCGCCCGTCAGGTTGAACCCGGACCCGGGCCGGTCGAAGGAAAGGCCGTCGTCCAGGCCCAGGAACAGCGCGCCGAAGTTGGCGACCCCCGACAGGCGGTCCACCCGGTGCAGGTAGTGCCAGGGCAGGGTTTGCTCGGCCAGTTCCGCCCACGCCTCTTCAAACGGTGTGATGTCGGGGTCTTCAGTTTCATAAAGGTCGGGGTAGGCGGCGAAGCACTCGTCGGGCCAGATGTTCACCACGGTCGCGGCCACGTCGCCCCGGTCGTAGAGCAGCTTGTAGTCGTCCACCGTCGGGTCGGTCTTGTACCCGCATTCCACGTCCAGGTCGCGGTTGGGGGGGTTCAGGCCGGACGCGCCGGACAGTTGCAGCAGCGTCCGCACCTCGTTGGTGCGGACGATGTGCCGCTCCATCATCTGGTTGAAGAAAAAGTCCGGGGTCCGGGGGGCCGGGCCTTGGGCGACGCCGTTGGCGGTGGATTCGGACATCACTCACAAACCTTGACGACGGGGCGGTCGGACTTCAGGGACGCGACGGCCCCCGCGAGGCCGTCCAATTCCTTCTTTTCGTACTCGATCAGTTCTAATTCGATCTTCGGCGGGTTGTCTATCTCGCAGGTCAGGACGACCTTCCGGCACTTCAGGTCGTCGGGCAGCCCCAGGACTTTCAGGACGTTCCGGTTGAATTGCCCAACCGGATCGTTGACGTTACTGCTATGGGGCATCTTGGTACTCCACTTCGTGTTGCGGAACGTGGTCGTGTCGATGGCGGACAATTACCACCCCCTAGCGGACGACGACGCCCCAGGGGCGCCAGGCCAGCAGCAGAACCACCAGCAGCACGACGACCAGGATCAGGCCGGCCGGGGCCGGACCCCAGTCCGCCCGGCGGTAGTACGCCCCGCCGCCGCCCAGCAGCAGCAGGACCAGCAGGACGATAAGGAGAACTTCCAACATGAATCACCCCTTTTTGCGGCCTTTGCGTCTCTTAGGCGTTTTGTAGCCCTTCCGGCGGGCTTGGTTAATCGCTATGGCCACGGCCTGCCGGCGGGACTTGACCTTCGGGCCGCGCTTGGACCCGCTGCGGAGTTTACCCTTCTTGTACTCCCGCATGGTTTTGGCGATTTTCGTCTTGGCCTTCTTGGAATACCTGGCCATGACCAAAACCCTCCGGGCGAAGTTTCTTTATCCACTTAGTCCGCCAGGGCTTCGACGCCATCGAAACGAACTGGTGGGAACAGTCCGTTTCGCAGCAAACGTCCGGGGGGCCGGTGCGGACATCCACTCCCCTGGGCAATTCGGCCGGTCGTGCTCGCTGCGTGACACGCCCCAGGCCGAACAACCCAGCGACGCCCGACACGACCCCCCGGACGAAGTTTCTTCGGTTCATGTCTCACCACTTGGTCAGTTCCACCGCGCCCTGGGCCAGACGCTTTTCGGCGCCGCTGTCGGTCCGGAGGAACTCGAAGTTGTAAAAGTCACCCTTCTGGACGCCCGCCAGGTTCAGCGTGCCCCGGCTGATCGTGTTCAACGTCACCGTCTTGGGCGTGGCCGCGTTGTCGATCACCACGTCGGTCGGCGTGCTGCGGGTCAGGACGACCGTGCTGTCCACATCCCGGGCCAGGAGGTTGAAGACGACCGTCCAGCCGGTCATGTCGGGCGTGCCGTCCGCCATTTCGACAACGACTTTCAACGACTCTTTGGGCGCCAGCTTGATGTACTGGTCGGCGGCCACGGGTTATTTCACCTCACCCTTGCCCGTCACCTTGCCCCGGAAGACCTTCTTCGCGGCGCCGGCGGCCTTTTGCACGATCCCCTGTTTTTCCAAAGCGTCCTCGACGGCCGACTGCGTCCGGGCCGACGCCCGGGACAGCGCCCGCTTGACGTTACCTTCGCTGTCCTTCAGGGACTTGCGCAGGGCGTCCTCGGCCGCCTTGGTCAGTTCGACCTCGACGGACTCGTTGACGACGTAGTCGTTGCCCTCGCCGTCGGTGAACTCCTGCCGGCCGTAGGCGCGGACGGTCAGTTCGTCGTCCTCCAGCCGGACGGTTAGCCAGGTCTTCATCGTTTCCTCCCGTTCCCGCCTACGGTCAGTTCTGGGTGAACACGTAGGTCGTTTGGAGTGAGTCCCCGGTCCCGTTCAGGTTGATCGCACTGAACACCTGCCGGTCCAGCAGCGTGCCGCCCGGCACGGCCGCCTGGCTGTGCAGCCCCCACTCGGTCACGGCCACCGCGGCGTCGGGCGTGACGGTGGCGACGGTCGTGTAGGTGTTTGTACTGGTCGCCTGGCTGCCCGTGGGGCGCGTGCTGTTCGTGCTGTACTGTGTCGTCAGTTCCGTCTCCAACGCCGTGTTGCCCGCGGCGGCGGCCGTGGTGCCCAGGCCGTAACCGTGGTATCGGAGGTCTTCCGGTTCGACGCTGTTGGCGAGGGAACTGGCGAGGTAGTTCTTGCCGGCGGTGACGACCAAGTGGATGCCGACCAGCCCGTAGTCTTCGACGTAAGTCCCGGCCTCCCGGCAGCGCGGGCTGTCCAATCCGATGTCAACGGTGTAACCCTCGTCGGTCTCGTAACGAAGGGCTAACGACCCTGGGGGGCCGAACACGCACACGAACGTCCAGCCGTCGGGCACGTCGGGCAGGTTGCGGACGACCCTGGCGTACAGGCGGCCGACGTTGGTGTTCAGTCCGGGGATGAGAAACTTCAAAAGGGGGAAGGCGGCCAGGAACAGCCACAGGGGCACTTCCCGCCAGCCGTAGCGGAAGAACTGGCGGGCCTTCCAGCGGCGGACCTTTTTGCGGACGGCCCGGACCCTGTCCCCGGGGGTAGTTACTTTTAGGCTGAGATCGCCGGACGCGGTACACCTGCCGCCGGTCGTCATACTCGCCATACCCGGTCCTCCTAGTTCTGGGCGTCCCCGGACAGGACGTGGTCTACAGACTCACCAGCCACGACGTCGGAACCGTAAGACCCGGACACGGTCGGGTGGACGTAGTCCCCGGGGATCGTGAACACCCGGGTCGGGTCGGCCAGGGACTCGCCGTTGAACGTCCGGGTCAGGGCGCCGGCGGCCGTCACCAGGCCGGTCAGGGATTTGGCAACGGCCCGGGTCAGGGCGCCGGCGGCCGTGACCGCCCCTGCCAACACTATAGACAACCCCCCGGCCAGTACGCCAGTCCCCGCCGCCGATCCCGACAAAATTTTTCCCACGGCCTGTGCGGTCGTGCCCGACCCCGTGGCGGACCCGGACAGGGGTTTCAGGACCGCCCTGGTCAGGGTTCCCGCCGCGGTGACGGAACCGGACAGGGATTGGAGGATGACCCGCAGGGGGGTCAGCACGCCCGACCCCGTCACGGACCCGGTCAGGGATTTGAAGACCGCCTTCGCAACGACACCGGCCCCCGTAACCGAACCGGACAGGGGTTTCAGGACCGCCCTGGTCAGGGTTCCCGCCGCGGTGACGGAACCGGACAGGGATTGGAGGATGACCTTGATCGCCTCCAAAGTCCCGGAACCGGTCGCGGAACCGCCGAACGACTTCGCCACCGCCTTCGTGATCGCCCCGGCGGCCGTGGCCGAACCGGTCAGGGACTTGGACGCCAACTTCGACAACGCCCCCGACCCGGTCACGGACCCGGTCAGGGACTTCAATACGGCCTTCGCCAGCGCCCCGGACGCGGTCACGGACCCGGACAGCGCCTTCGCCACCGACTTCGACAACGCCCCGGACGCGGTCACGCCGCCGGTCAGGGGTTTGGCGGCGGCCTTCGCCAGCGCCCCGGACGCGGTCACGCCGCCGGAAAGACTCTGGGTCTGGACGGCGAGGGTCGGGGGGACTTCCCGGGCCGTCTGCGGCTGGTGTGGCGGGTGGACCGGCAGCGGGCGGTACAGCGACACGCGACTACTCCGTTACGACCTTGCCCTTGGCGTTCATGCGAATCTTGTTGGGGCCGGCGGCCAGCAGGTCGTCGGCGTCCCCGTCCACCTCGCTGCCGGGGCTGAACCGCTCCAGCGCGGCCTGGACCTCCCGGGCCTTCTTGGTGTCCCTGCCCCGCAGTTCCGCCAGAACCTCTTCGACCGTCATGTCACTCCTCCTCAAGTTCCAGGGTGAAGGTCCACCCCGTCAGGGTGCCGGGCGCCGCCACGAACCGGACGACGAACAGCGTGTCCGCGGGGATCGTGATCTCCTCGTCGGGGGCGGGCTTGTACAGGTAGCCCGCCGTGTTGGCGAAGTTGAACGGGAACAGGCTGGTGTAAGTGCCCCCGCTGTCGGCCGTGGACGTGACGCCCGACCGCCCCGCGCCGCCGGCCGGGGCGGTGTTGCCCGACAGGCCGGAAGCCGGCCCGTTGACGGGGCGGAGGTTGGTCGGCGCCAAACTGGTCATGGTCAGGGTGCCGGCCGTGTCGCGGGTGGCGATCTCGCCGCGGATCATGGCCAGCGTGGTACTGCCCGATTGGGAAATCTCCAGCCGCTTGATCTTGACCCGGGCCGCGGCGGCGTTGGCGGCGGCGGTGCGGACGGCGGCCAGGACGCTGCCGGTGCTAAGCGTCTGGTTTTCGCCCTTGAGTACCGTGATGCGTCCCACGTCGGCCCCCTATTGTGAGAGTAGCTGGTTCATGTGCTGCTGGCCCCGCAGACCCATCGGCCTGCCCCGCAGTTCGGGCGCGTCCTGGGCGGCCGCCGCCGTGCCCTTGTAGACGAAATAGACCATGAAGTACGCGGCCGGGCTGGCGTCGGTCCAGTTCCACGTATAGCCGTCACTGTCCCAACTGGTAAAATCCGCCTCGCCGTCGAGCGTGGGCGAACCGTGCGACGGCGCGCCGAATAGCATCACCTTGTCGCGCTTCAAATACTGCGATTCGTTGAGCGTGGCCGCGCCGAACTCGCCGAACGCGGACAGGGCGAACCGCTGGCTAGAAGACACCGCCGCGCCGAGGGACAGCTTACTGCTCAACACGAAGTTCGTCGTGTCCCGGATGCTGGCGAACTGCCCCGCCTGCGGGCGGAAGCCGACCCCGGTGACGGACTGGCCGCCCGCATCCGTGTCGGCGGCCACCATGCCCTGCTTGTAGGACATGCCCGTGCCGCCCAGGGCCAGCCAGATGTAGTAGCCCGCCCGCGTGTTCACGACCGTCCAGTTGACCGTGAACCGGCCGCCGCTGGTGGAATCGAAGCTGACCCAGTTGGCCTCGGCCATGACGCCGGCGCCGGCGTCGAAGGCGGCGAGCATCTGGTCGAGCCGCATGTAGGACAGCCCGTCGCCGTCGGCGCGCCCGTGCCGCTCGCCCCAGCCCGTCGCCCACTGCCCGCTGCCGTCCGTACACCCCAGGACGACGCTGCAACTGTTGACGAAGTTGGTGTCCAGCGCCGTGGCGAAGTCGCCGGCCGTCGCCGCCAACATCGCGGCCGGGGTGAAGGCGCCGACCGTCACCGTCTGGTTGCCCGTGGCCGTGGGCCGGGCCGTGGCGCCCGCCTTGCCCACCTGGTCGCCGCCCTCGCAAACGACGTTGACGAGTCGCTGCACGCCGTCCACGTTGGACCACGTGAGCGTCACGCCGTCGCTGTTCCAACTGGACACGACGGCACTGCCCAACACGGTGCCGTCGGGGGCGGTGATGAGGACGCAGGCCGAGGCCGTCACCCGGCCGTTGACCACGCTGGTCGGCACGTTGTCGTCGCTGGTCGTCCACAGCGCCGCCTGGGTCGTGCCCTCGCCCGGCGTGTTGGCCGCGAAGCCGATGCCGGTCGAACAGTCGGCGGCGCCCCCGTCCGCCGTCCTGCCGTTCCAGAACAACTTCAACACGGTCGGCGCGAACGAAAGCCCGGTGATCGACGCCGTGGTGTTCGTCGTCGGCTGGACGGTCGTGACGATGGCGGGGTCGGGGAACGCCAAGTTACGTCACCCCCAGGCGGGCCTTGAACCCGGCGACCGTGTAGTTGCCGTGGTGCAGTAGCATGAGCAGTTCGTGCAGGCCGAAACTGGTCGGGCGCCTGGCCCTTCGGACCAGCAGGCAACTGCCGTAGTAGACCGGGTCGTCCGCGGCGACGGTGGACTTCACCCGGGGGCGCAGCAGCTTGACGCCGCCCGTCAGGGGCGCGCCGGGCGTGACCGTGACCGACTGGTCCTTGTTGTCACCGGCCGCCGCGGCGTCGTTGATGACGCCGACCTCCTGGCCCTCGGTCTCGTTCCACAACTGCCACGAAAGCGTGCCGGTGCCGACCTTGTTGTACCGCACCCGGAAGATAACCTCGGTAATGCCCTCGACGTTGACGCCGACGAAGCCCAACCCCTTGGCGGCGGCGATCCCGTCGTAGGCGGCGCCGACGTTGGTCAGCGTGACCAGGCCCCCCAGCGGGTAGAACTCGGGCGGCTCGGTCAGCTTGCCCAAAAGCGTCGTCAGTTCCGCCTGTTCGCCCGCGTCCAGGTTGAACTTGGCGGCCGCGCCGGCGACGTCGAAGTTGCCGGCCAGGATTTCCCCCACGAAGGACGCGAACTCGTGGAGCGTGATGAACGGCTCTTGTGTGTGGGCGAGTCGTTCGTAAAGTGGCATTGCCGTCCCCCCCGGTGGTGGTGTCCCGACGGCCCCATACTACCCGCCCAGCGCCACGGCGTCTACGGGGGCGTTGGGGTCGTCGGGGATCGGCCCCAGCGACACGTTGCCCCGGGCCAGGATCGAAAACGCCCCGGCGCTGGCGTCGCCCTGGTCCTTCCAGGCGGCGAAGGGCCAGTACCGTAACTCTTCGATGTATTCCTTCGCCCAGCCGGTCCAGTCGTTACCCTGGCGGAACTGTTCCGGCAGCCAGACGTTGCCGGCGTTGACCTGGACGCTGAACTCCTCCGCCCTGGTTTCCTTCTTGCCCCGGCTGACCAGGGTCACGACCCGGAACCCCCGCAGCCGCCGGGCGCTGCCGCGAACCTGGTCCTTGCCCCCGCTGCCGGGTTCTTGCTCCTGGCCGACGATAGTGATCCGTCGGTCGCGGATGGCGGTGCGGCGGATCATCCGCTCGCGTGACCAACTGTCCCACCGGCCGCGGACGACGTCCAGCACCCAGAAGCGTCCTTCGGTGTCCTCGGCCATCTTGACCCCGGCGGTGTAGGACGTGCGCCGCTTGGCCTCCATCTCGGACGTGCCCGCCCGGTCCCAGAAGCGGACGACCTTTTTGTACACGCCGGGCGGGCGCCCCCAACGTATCAACGCAGTCTTAAACGTGCCACCCCCTGCCGGGACAGGATTTTGGCCGAACTGACCCGCGTAGTAGTGGTCGCCCTTCTTCTTTTCCTCTTCTAGTGACTCTTTGGAAAGGCGAACCGGGTCCATCAACCCGTCGACGTAGAATTCTTTGAGTTCGGGCGGCTTGACTTCGTAGTCCAAATCGGCGGGGATGACGAAGTGCTTGACCCGGGGCGACACCCGCAGAAACTCGTCATACGGGTCGCCCTGGGCCAACCGCTGGCCGACGACGTGGACGAAGCTGACTTCCTTGTCCACCTTGCGGTTCAGCAGCGTGTGGACCATCCAGTGGTTGATCGAAGCCATCTCCGCCTCGGACAACGCCTGCTCGGGGTTAATGACGTCGTCCAGCCCCAGCGCGTGGGCGTGGATCAAACCCGTGGCCGACCCCCCGGACCCGACCGCGTACCGTTCCCCGCCATCGGTGTTGATGAAGTGCGACAGTGTGTCCTTGTCGGAACGGATTTTGATGCGGGGGAAGCACGCCTGGTACAACTCCGACTTGATGACGTCCCGGGCGTACATGGACAACTTCTCCGCCAGGTAGCCGCTGTACGACGCGCCCAGGAAGCGGAAGTGGGGCATCCGCGTCCACGCCCAGGGGACGGACATGACACTGTGAACCATACTCTTCGTCGTGCCTGGACTTTGATTTAAAACAAGGTCATACTCTTTAGGCTTCCAGGCGAACACACGCTCGTATCCCTTTTGAAGTTCGTCGCACGCCAGTTGGATGTGCCAGTTCCAGCGCAGCGGCTCCTTGACGACCACCCCCCAGAAGGTGCGGACGAAGTGCGCGTAGGACGCCCGGCACATCTTCGCAGTCAGTTGTGCCTCAGTCGGCATCCGTCACCACCTTCGGCGGCAGCCGCTTGCGTTCCTTCGCCGCCCGCAGCACTTTCCTGGCGTTCAGTACGGTTTCGATTTCATCCGGGGTCATGGATTCCAGTTCCTCTTCACTGATTTCCACGACGGCGTGCAGGTGTGCGGTGGACCCGGAATGTTCGTTCTTGACCTCCTTGGGCGGCGGCTTCCACCCGCGGTCGGCCAGCAGACACTTGGCGGCGAACACGGTCGTGGTCGGGTCGCCCCGGCTGATGAGCTTGAACGCCGCCCCCTCGACGAAGTCCGCCTTGATCGTCTTGATCGCCGCGCACAGTTCCCGGAACCCCTCGTCCCGTTCCGCCCAGGCCGCCACTTCCGCGTGCGACACCCCGGTCATGTAACAGGCTTTATTCCCGTCGAAGTTGTTGGCGACCAGGGCGTGGACGTAGAGGTGCTGCCGGCAGCGCAGCCCCTTCCCGATCATGACGCCCTCCAAAAACGCCTCGTGGTCGAAGGGTTCCCCCGATTCGGCCGCGTCCCCGAACGCCTTTTCGATCCGGTTCCACACCCTGCGCAAATCCGGCGGCAGGTGCCTGTAGACGTAGCGGAACACGGGGTCGGCCGTCTTCGGCCCCGTGTTGGTCTTTTTCTTCGCCCCCCGTTCGATGGCGGTACTAAGGGTCTTGTCCTTCCTGACCCACTTCGCCCACAGGGTTTCCGGCACCCCCAGGGCGGCCGGGATGTCCTTTTTGGGGCACCCGTCCCGGGCCAGTTCGTAGGCCAGGACGTAGTAGCGGTCCTTCCAGTGTGCGTCCTTGACAAGATTCTTTGTCGCGGGCATCGGGAACGTCCCCTTGGGTACTGGCGAACGGGTTTAGTGTACCGGGGGGGCGGAAAGGGGTCAAACGTGACGCAAAGTGACCTAAAGTGTCCTAAAACCCCTAAATTAGTAGAAAAGAGTTCCGGAAAATCCTTTTCCGTAGAAAAAGTGGGGTATGGGGGTACAAAAAGGGGGATTTCCTGGGAAAAGAGTACCCCCCTACATCTCTAACTAGTGGAAGTCAACCCCCCCTTGCCGCCCCGCCTGCCGCATTGGCAGAACAC